AATCTCCTTGCCAAGCTTCTCAATGCTTTTGTTCTCGCGATCTTTATCAAGCTTCGTGCGGGAGATCTGTCCAGCCAGGTCGTTAAGATCCTTGCGCTTCTGATCCCATACTTTGTGTGCCTTGTGGGCCTTGACCTCGGCTTCAATGTCGATCTTCTTGAGCTCTTCGAGCGCGGTCGTGAGTTTTTCAATCTCTTCTTCATGTTTGGTGGTCCATAGTTGTTGCCGCCTACGCAAGGCTTCGATCTGTTCTTCTATGCGCTTGTTGGCTTCTTGCACAGCACGTATGCGGAATTCTTCTTGCTGTATGCTTTCTTTGGTCAGTCTGTTTTGTTCTTTGATGGCATCTGCACGCTCACTGAGCAAGGTTATGCCTAGCAGTTGTTCAATGATGGTTCTTTGATCATTGGCTTTGAGGCTCAAGAAAGGCTCAGTATACGTGTTCAAGGCCAAGATGTGTTTGAACATGTCATGACTGAGACCCAGAACATGTTCGATGGCATCCTGTGTTTCACGACTGTCGCCCTGTGCTTCATCGGTAATGGCTTGTTCTTCATTGTTGACATAGAACTTGAGGACGTTGGGTTTACGACCACGCTCGATCTTATATTCCTTGCCGGCCACCAAAAAATCCAAACTGACCAACATGTTCTTGCCGTTGGTCTTGTTGACCAGATTGTCTTTGCGAATGTTGCTGAGAGCCTGACCGTACAAGGCATAGCTGAGAGCGTTGATGATTGTGGTCTTGCCTGTGCCGTTTCTGCTACCGTCGCCACCCAGGTCCAGATTTTCTCCTAGGACCAAGGTTAGATCTCTACGATCAAAGTCTACGGCCTGGGTGTTGTTGCCCACACTCATGAAGTTTTTAACTGTAAGATTTTTTATCTGTATCATTAGTTATAATATAACAAAAACAGCCAACAAAGTCAATTACTGAGTTTTTCTGACAGCAAAGCCAGCTCTCTACGTTTGAGATCAATCAAATTATGGTAGTTGTGTTCTAGTCGGTTCTGATTCAAACGCATATATTGTTGTATCTCCACCAGTGGAAGACTACAAAAATCTCTGATGGTTTTAGATACTGCCAAAAATCTTGATTCGCTATCGACAATAGAATCGTAGGTTTCGTCGATGAGATCTGACCAAGTCTCAAACCCTTTGCGTTTTAAAAGATCCAAGGTGTTTGGGGCACCCACTATAATAAACATACGTTTGCAGGATATTGGACGCAGGGTTTTTTCGCTGATATAAGGGTACGGATAGTCAAACACAGTCTCAACCACAATATCAAGTGCAATGTATTGATAAAAATTGGCCTGGAATCTGGTTTGATTAGCTTGACCAGCCACAATGTGAGAAGAAATAGATTGCTTGGGAGGAGTACAATCAATCGATGATCCGTAAACAAACTTATCGTTGCACCTAGAGTCTGACGGAGAAACAGTGATGATGTACATTATATTTTAATGGTCATTGCTATATGCGTGGTAATCAAATCTTTGACAGCATTATATACAGCATAGCGATGGCTACGACGCGATCCTGCCATCATGCATATTGCATGCGTGTCAATGCTGTCAATATTGACTTCCACGCTGTTATATTCTTTAGAACTGTAGTTGCCTGGATTGATAAAAGTTTCTATCACTGTGGGCCGATCATTTGGGTGTGATCGACTTAATAACTGATCTATTTCTTGACCTATGCCAAAGTGATTGGTGTAGAATAACATAGTGTATAGCGGAAGATTCAAAGAACACCATACAGTAAAAAGATTATTGAGATTTATACCATGACCATGCCAGTAAAAATCAGTATCAAACTGCACTATTACATATCTGTCATTGGAGGCATAGTGTTCTTTTTTTGTAGCGGACAATCGCGAAATTAGCGATTCAATTTTACCACAGTCAAAACTTTTAGTTCCAATAATGTCTATTAAGTTGTAATGTTTTTCTAGTACTTTTTTAAAATCTTTATCCAGCAACGGTTCAACCATGTCACAATCCCTGATATATTTTTAACAAAAGTTTTGGATCGTAGAATTCACTTTCAATATTGGTGAGCTGATCAGTAACAATTTGATCCACACTTTCAAATTTTACTTCGCCTGGGGCCATGTCAGTATCTACATCGGTCTTTTTTACAGGAATTAGGGCCATTTCTCTCAATGCATAATCTTTGATAAAAGTGTCTTTGATAAAACCGGCTTCTTCGTAGCTGATATCAATGTCCAGTTGCACACGTACATGCATGTTAGGTGCCAGCAAGGTGGGCGCATTGTCAATAACTTCACTAAGTTTGAGCACACGATACAGGGGTTGGCCTGGCCACGCATGATATTCAGGAGCACCGCCCCATTCCAGGATCATCATGCCACGTGCGGCATCGCCTGCATCAGCATAGTTGTGTGGGAAACAGTTGCCTATATAGTGGATGTTCTTTTTCTGCTGACGCAAGTGGAAATGTCCTGAAAACACCTTGTCGAACTGACCAAAGTGATCCATTTGAATCTCTCCATGATCGGGCATTTCCACCATGGCGTTCATCTTGAAATGCGGCAGTTCAAAGTGCCCAAACATGTACTGACCTCGGAGTTTGGGTATGCGTTTGTGATCATCTCCGACCAGCCATGGAGCAATTACCACATCACCATCTTGGAACCAGTCATTGACGATCTGGATGTTGGGTATGTGTCGCGCCCACTCTGTGCTGTAGATATCACGTTTGTCACGATAGTACAAGTCGTGATTGCCCGGAATAAAGTAAAAGCGATCAAAAGCCGCACTCAATTTCTCCAAACTACGCAGACTGTACTGCAAGGTCTGCATGTTGATTGCGGCACGCTGGTGGCTCCAGTCTCCTAGGAACATGCCGGTTTCACACCCATTTGCTTTTGCAGTGGCAATAAACCAATCAATAAAATCACTACAATCTTGATTGTGTTGTAGGCTGTTTGACTTTAGGCCAAAGTGTATGTCCGTGCAGACTGCTACTTTTTTAAATAAACTCATTGAACTAGTATACTAGTCTTCAGATATAATCACAACCTCACTGGCAATCATGTTTGGATTTTTCTTGCCTGAGTTTTGACGTGTCCATGACGGATTGAGTCCGTTCATTTCTAAAATGTCATCGCGAATGTTTTGATTTTTCTTTTCCAGATTCAAGATCCTGGTAAAGCTGTTGGTAATGGCCGCGGTGTAGTAGGCAAAAGGATTTTGACTCTTGCTCTCATCAAACTGTAGACCAATCTGGCTGAGCTGTAGGAGTGCTTGTCCACGCATTTCCTCGTTGTAGGTATAGCCACGCCAGTTGCTACGTGTGGCATAGCGTTCACATAGTTTCATGAACATCATGGCCAGCTTGCGTGTCATTTGTCCGTGTTCGCGACAAAATTCTCCGTGCTCAAGATCGCCCCGCCAATGACTCTTGCCCACTAGAAATGGCTGTTTGTTTTCGTCTAGGCGATAGTGATAGAACGGGGGAAAGTTGAGTCGCACATGAGTGGGATCCAAGATTGGTTCATCCACAATGTCGTCTAGGCTTGCATCCATGGGATCATCGAGTTCAAGAATGTCTTCAATTTTCTTTTTCTTGGTCTGTGTCTTGGGCACTTTCTTGGGTGCCATGGGTATGTGTTCCCAGCAGGTTACTCGAAACACTAGATCAGTGTTGGGGATTTTTTTTGGGTCAATCACTGTGCCAGTTTCACGCTTGATGCGATCTGCGCGATTTCTACGTGCTTCGGCTATGGTTCTTTGATTGATCTTTTCCACTGTGGGCAGGATGATGTCATACTGATGATCAAGCACAGAGTCTCGATATGTGCAATATGTGTTTTTACTCAAGTGTATTTCTTTTAAAATATCTCGATTGTTGAGATAATTTACTTTGGGTGATGTTTTTGGAATCGCTACAGGTGGTGTTACCATCTAAAATTTCTCCTAGCAAGTATTTATTGTAGCACAAAAACGACACTTGTCAACCGTTCTTAAACTACGTGGTTAAAAAAATGGTTAAATACACTACAAGGACCACGACATGGCAACAACATTTTTTCCTGAAGATCAAGATCCAGACCTGGACCCTGAACTGCCGCAACCAGAGCAAGAGCAGTTTGTGGAAGAATTCACGCCTGAGCCCTTGACTGTCCCCCCAGGAGCCGATCCTGATGAAGAATTTGTAGAAAGTTTTGAGCCACTTAATCAAGAGTTGCCCGAGGATCAATTTGTTGAGCGTGATGGGCTTTTTGTGTTGGCATCCGAAGCAGAACCAGTGCCCGACGAGGATGGATTTATAGAAACCCCGGGTGGCTTGAGAGTACTGAAAGAGGATCTGGATGCCGAGCAGGACGAAGCTGTATTCCGTCAACAACAGGAAGACCAAGGAGTACCACAAGCCCTGAATGTTGACAGCGAAGAAAGCCTCAATCAGCTTAATATTCAGGCCAAGGTCAAACAAGCGCAAGACCAAGCCACAATACAGCAAAGATACAATCAGACCACTCAGGGCGATTGGCGTGTACGCATACGTTTGGCACCAGGCGCCAATTATCTCTACAATGACACCACCAATGCTCTGCTGGCTCCATTGCGTGCCAGTAATGGTGTTATATTTCCTTATACGCCCACAATAAGCACCAGTTTCAATGCCAACTATGACAAGTATGATTTGACACACAGCAATTATCGTGGCTACTTTTACAAAAACAGCAACGTGGGCGACATACAAATCATTGGAGAATTCACAGCTCAGGACACTGCCGAAGCCGAATATCTCTTGGCCACAATTGTGTTTTTTAGATCAGTCACCAAGATGTTCTACGGCAAAGACACTTTTCGTGGAGCACCTCCGCCCTTGGTAGAACTGTCGGGAATGGGCCAATATCAGTTCAACAATCATCCTTGCCTGTTGGCCAGCTTCAATTACAGCCTGCCCAAAGATGTTGATTACATTAGAGTCACGCCCAACAATCAAGGCATAAATCTAAGCCCCAGACGCAATCAAGTCAGTAGCAGTCCTGGTAGCACCATACAAAGCGTGTTGCGCAGATTGGAAACAATTGGTGTTCCGAGGGGCGCAGTTGGACAACCCGGCGACCTGGGTGTGGTGACCAGCACAGTAAATGGTACTGGACAAAGTACCTACGTGCCTACCAAGATGGAAATTCAAATTACCTTGTTGCCAGTTCAGACTCGCCAACAAGTCAGTCAACAATTCAGTGTCAAGAATTTTGCCAATGGTAACTTACTCAAGGGAGGATTCTGGTAATGGCCAACTATGACGCAACCAGTCCCTATTATCTAACTCAGTACAGTCAGTTCTTTTTGGATGTCATGATCAATCGACCAATTCCGCAGGAAAGTGATGACTTGCAACTGACCATTAATCTTACCTATCAGTATAGACCCGATCTTCTGGCCTATGACTTGTATGGTACAGGGTCTTTATGGTGGGTGTTTTATCAACGCAATCCCAATACTTTGACCAAACCTCCCTTAGACTTCAAGGCTGGCACCAAAATATATCTTCCAAAAGAATCTACTCTGAAATCAACTCTGGGCTACTAAGGCATGGCAGATCCAATCATTCCAGACACGCTATCAGACGGCGACGGCGATCTTGGACTAGATCCAGAAACCATCACTCTTGAACAGAGTCAAGGTGTAAACGAATACGAATCTGAACTACAAGGCGAATTGTTGCAGGAACCGTTGCAGTTGCCGCCCGGTGCTGAACCCGATGAAGTCACAGCTCTAGATGAAAGTGATGGTCCCATACTGCTCAACGAGCAAGCTCCCAATCTTACCACATCAGCCGGCGCTGGAGCCAATGATGACAATCAGGGACTTGGTGCCTCCTTGGGATTTTTTAACAACAATGGCTCGCCCAGCAGATCAGGCTCAACCGGAGCCACGGGCAAAATTACACCACAACCCAATGTGTTGGATCGTTTTGCCACTTATACCTATACAGCCAGCGTGTATCTCATGAGTCCAGAGCAGTTGGACATATACACAAAAACTGGCAAGCGTTCGGTGCAAGGCTATAATCTTTTGTTTCAAAGTGGTGGAGCACCCAACAACATTGGTGGAGCCCAAGGAGCTCTCAGTGCTGAAGGGTTAGCAGCCAGTCTGGGGCTTGAAGGAGCCACTAGTCCAAGCACACCCACATCACAGCAGACAGATTCAGGACGCAATCCTTTTTTTCCCTTGGACTATTACATAGACTCTATTACCTTGAACAACAGTCTGTTTGGTCGCAGCACCAATGCCGCTCACAGCACTGTGGACATGAAATTTACTGTGGTTGAACCCAATGGCATTACCCTAATTGACAACATGTATCGTGCTGTGCAGGATATTGCACCACGCACAGCCGCTGGTAGTATAAACTATGCTGCTGCAGTGTATCTCATGGTGATAAGATTTTACGGACAAGATCTCAACGGTGTTGTACAACGTGTGGGTGCGGCCGATCCAGGCACTGGTCTCAGTGATCCCAACGCTGTGGTAGAAAAATTTATTCCCTTCAAAATTAAAGAAATAAAATTCAGTGTCAGCAACAAGTTGGTTACCTATGATTTTGAAACAGCTCCAATTGGTCAAATGATTGGAGCCGGCACACGTCGCGGCACAATACCGGCCGATATTGAACTCAGTGCCACCACGGTGGGGAAAATGCTTACTGGTGATGTTGAATACAGTTCAGCCACCAGCAGTTCCAATGCTCCAGGAGCCAGCACCACAGCAGCCAATACCACACCCACAGATGGACGTGCCAGCTCCACACAGCCAAACAATGAAACTCCAGAATCACCACCCAAGGCCAACAATGCACCCAATACCAAACGCACAATCAAGCAAGGCCTCATGGCGGCCATGAACGAATTTCAAAAAGAACTAGTCAAGAAAAAAATTTACGATGTGGCCGATGAATACATCTTGGAATTTGCCAACGGGGCTGAAGCCATACGCGATGGTAAAATTTCTAAGCCCGACAAGAAAGTCAACAAAAGTGCCACGCCCATGAGCGAAGCACCCAGCCAAAACAGTCAAACTGCCAGCCCTGACAAAAGTGCCATGGATGTAACTGCACGCAACTGGGGTGTCACAGCCGGCATGCAACTGGTACAAGTGATTGATTTAATCATACGCAACAGCAGTTACATCACTGACCAGGCCTTAGTCACCATTGACGAAGATTCTGGCAAGCCAGTGCCCAATCCCAAGGCTGGCACACGCGGCATGAAGTGGTACAACATACTCATGGAAACCACACAGTTGGACTATGACAAAAAACGCAACGACTTTGCCTATAGAATCAAGTACATCATAGTGCCTTATACCTTGACCGACTTTGACAGTCCCTATTTCCCCATTGGCAATTTTAGAGGCCTGCACAAACGCTATCCCTATTGGTTCACCGGTGAAAACACACAGGTCTTGGACTATCAGGCTTCGTTCAACAAACTTTATGTGCTCACTGTGTCAGGACCACCTGGTAGCACCGGCTTGGAAAATGTACGCAAAAAGTACACCTCCAGCATGCGAGACATTGCCTATTATCAGTATCAAGCACGCAGTACAGAATCGGCTCAGGGAGCCGAGGGCAAGGCCAACGAACTGGCAGCGTCGGCGGCCGAGTACTTGTATAATCCCAGCGACAATGGCAATGCCAAGATAAGAATCATAGGCGATCCAGCCTGGATACAACAGGGCAGTGTGGCCAATTCTATTGATCCCAAATCACTCAAATACGGACCATTTTTACCGGATGGTACCATCAATTTTGATGTCAATGACATAATGTTCGAAATCGCCTGGCAAAAACCGCAAGACTATGATCTAGCATCTGGCATAGCCGATCCCTACAAGGCCACCAGTCGCACATTTGGCGATCGAACACCCATACAAAGCGTGGTATATCGTGCCAAGAGTGTGGTCAGCGAATTCAAGCAAGGTCGTTTTGAAACCACGTTGGAAGGCACCTTGTATCAGTATCCAGTGCCCAGCGGAGCAAACAAGGCTTCGACCGCCAGCAATCCTGTGCCTAATACTTCAATAAATTCTGCCGACCTGGTCAATGATGGCAGCGATGGTGAATCTAACTCCTCTGGCTTGAGTTCAGAGCTGGTGCGTGAACCCTTGGATGAACAAACTGGCAACACTGGCGATAGAATCAGCGGAGACCAATTCCAAGGCGAGGAAGAACTAGTGCAACTGGGCTATAATGATTTCAGTCAAAGTGCTGAATACGAAAATTATGGTGGCCCTGGGCTTGTAGCCGAGCCCGATCTTGCCAGTATTGATCCAGGAACTGGATCGGGAGAATTTGTGGCAGACTCGCCCACCAGTGCTGACACAGCCTCACCTGCCGAACCCGATGCCGAAGTAGAAAGCAACGGTGTTATTGTGGGCACAGGAACCGGACAAGCTATTCCGGTCAGTGGTAGATTAAGCGCGGCTCAGCGTGCGGAGATAAATCAAAACACACTGGGTTTTGATATAGAACTCAATCCAGTACCGGTAAATCCACAAATCATTGCAAGAGATTGGTAACACATGGCAGAAGAGATACAACGCAGTCGCGGTAGACCTGGAAATTATCGACAAGATCGCGGTGGCACACCAGCCGAATATGGTCCCTATCTGGGCATTGTAAAAAACAACGTGGACCCAACTCGGTCAGGACGTTTACAGGTTTACATTGAAGCCTTTGGAGATGGCGGCGAAAAAGACGACAACAAGTGGACCACAGTCAGTTATTTGCCGCCGTTTTATGGAGCCACACCCCCGGGCGGCAGCGCACGCGAAGGCACTGGCGGATATCCAGGCAATCAAAACAGCTATGGCATGTGGTTTACCCCTCCCGATGTGGGAGTAACTGTGGTTTGTATATTTGTCAATGGTGATCGCAGTCAGGGCTATTACATAGGTGCTGTACCAGAAAACGGCATCAACCACATGGTGCCAGCTATAGGTGCCGAAGCCAAGTACATTCCGGGCAATGCCAATCAGAAAACATATTTTGCTAATGCACCCTTGATGCCAGTTACAGAAATCAACAACAACAACATCAAGATTGATAACAACGCAAGATTTTTTGATCAACCCAAACCCATACAAAGTGTGGTAGCTGCCAGTTTTTTCCAACAAGGTGTGGCCAAAGATATCGAGCGCGGCCCCATACGCAGTAGCAGTCAACGTGAAAGTCCCAGTGCTGTGTTTGGCATCAGTACTCCGGGCATTCCCATTTATCAAGGCGGACTAACACCCAAGGACGCCAGACAAAAACTCAATTCAGGCACAGTCAAGCCCAACGACATCAACGTGATTGGTCGCATGGGTGGGCATACATTTGTCATGGACGATGGCGACATCGATGGCAACAATCAACTGTTTAGATTGCGCACAGCCAAAGGTCATCAGATCATGATGAATGACACAGGAAATTTTTTACAAATCATGCATGCCAACGGACAAACCTGGATTGAACTAGGTGTGGAAGGCACTGTGGATGTATTCAGTACCAACAGCGTGAACATACGCACTCAAGGCGATCTCAATTTGCATGCCGATCAAGACATCAACATGTATGCCGGGCGTGACATAAAAATGAAAAGCGCAGCCAGTACCACAATAGAATCTGCAGTGAACTTGTCTATGATTGCGCAGGCTTCGGTAGCCATATACAGCAAGGCCACAGTGGCAGTCAAGGCCGATGGTAGCTTGGCCTTGCAAAGCGAAGGCGGAAGCTGGAATGGAGGTGGAAGTTTGGCATTCACTGGCGGCGGAATTGATTTAAATGGACCAGCAGCGGCTTCTGTGGTGGCGCCAACTCCCATACAAAAAACCACGCTGGATGACACAACATTTAATACCAGCACAGGTTGGCAGGTAGAAGCCGCAGCCTTGGAAAGCATTGTGTCTAGAGCACCCACACATGAGCCCTATCCCTATCACAACAAGGGTGTCGATGCACGAGTAACATTTGAGGAAGGATCTGCACCACCGCCAGCCAGTGAACCTGTGCCGTCTGGTGTGGAGATACAGGCGCTATGAGTCAATACACATTTATTGATCCAGACACCGGCAGAGAATTCACGGTCAAGGGCGGTTCAGGTCTTACAGAAGCACAGGCCTTTGACATTTACAATCAACAACGTGACACTGGTGCGCTGGTAAATCTCAAACCCGGGGACATACTCAGTGCCGCCAGTCAAGTTTCTGCGGGATTCGCAGGGGCCTTGTCGCAAGTGGCACAGGGCTTGGCCGGTATTGCAGGAAGTGCCACTGGAGCCCTGGGCGGCGCCATAAACAAAGTCAAACAAACAGCCACTGGTCTTATTTCAGCACCAACCTTGAGCAATGGACTAACCGGTGCGTTGGGTACAGCTCGCAGTGTGGCCAGTCAGGCCTTGTCTGGGATAGCCACGGCTGCCAAGTCTTTGCCAGTCACAAATGGTATCACAGTGGCCAACTACGCCAAGCAGGCCACAGCCTTGATGCCAATCAAGGGCGTTGTGTCCAATATTACAGCATTGTCGTCACTGCCGGTAACAGGACTCACCAACAACAATGTTACTGCCACCTTGGCACAGGCGCAAAAGCTTACTGGACAATCATCCTCGGCAATTTCAAACTCCCTGGGTGTAGGCAAATATGGTCTTAGTTGCACACAACTAGAACTAGCAGGGGTGGTCAAACCAGGCACCTATAGCAAGTACTTGGCATCAGGCACTGGCAATCTTACATCGGTGTTAAACAGTCCGGCTGTGTGGACTGGTAAAAATGGCATCAAAAATGTGGATAATCTTTTGAGTTCCACAGTGAGTCAAGACAAAATACAACAAACGCTCATGACCAATGGTCTACAGAGTGTGGCACAATTGGGCATTCCGGTGAGTCAGTTAAATCCACAACAGTTGGCAGGCACTGCTCTTAATGCGGCCAAATCTGCTGCGGACACAGTGTCCTGGGCCACCGGTGCCCTGGGCGGTTCAGCTAAGACAGAATATGATACCACTGCTAGAGATGCGGCTTATGCCGTGGATTTCAGTGAGGAAAAAATTGACACTGCCATGAGTGATCAAGAAGTTCCTCCTGCAGCCACACAAACAGTAGATCGTAACACACTTGATGCCGCGGTGAATCGTATCATAGGTAACAAGAAAATCCCCACAGTTGATTATACCAGTGATGCCTGATCTATAAATATTGACATGACCACATTTATTGGATTCAACACCATTGGACAACGCAAAAAATTCACCCTAGTGGATTTTCCCTTAATTCAACGCGATTTGCTCAATGCTTTTAACATACGTCAAGGCGAGTTGCCTGGTAGACCAGCCTATGGAACTGTGATGTGGGACTTTATTTTTGAAAATCAAATTGAAGAACTACAACGCAACGTTGAGATTGAAGTACAACGAGTGGCCGGCGGCGATCCTAGGATCCAAGTCAGCAACGTACAGGTATTCCCACAAGAAAACGGTTTGTTGATACAGTTACAAATCACTATTTTACCCACCACTAACGCAGAAATTCTCAGCATATTTTTTGATCTGCAACAACGTCGTGCCAGCTACATCTAAAACTCTGCCGTTTTAGATCTCAATAAATACTGTCAACAAGGCTGGTATACATGGCAAAAACCACAAGACAAACTGCAATATTTGGCGTAGAGGACTGGAAGCAGATCTATCAAACCTATCGTGAGGCTGATTTCCAGAGTTATGATTTTGAAACTCTGCGCAAGAGCTTTATTGATTATCTGCGCCTGTACTATCCTGAAACTTTCAATGATTATATTGAAAGCAGCGAGTTTATTGCCCTGCTAGATGTGATTGCATTTATGGGTCAAAGTCTGGCCTTTCGCACCGACCTAAACACACGTGAAAATTATCTAGACACCGCCGAACGCAGGGATTCGGTCACACGTTTGGCCAACTTGATCAGCTATACTGCCAAACGCAACACAGCCGCTTCAGGATTCTTAAAAGTGTTTAGTGTGCAGACCACAGAAAATGTGATAGACTACACCGGCACCAATCTCAGCAATGTCACAGTGGATTGGGCAGATCCCACTAATCCAGACTGGCAGGAGCAATTTACCACAATTATCAATGCGGCCTTGGTAGACAGTCAAAAAATTGGTCGCCCTGCTAATCGTCAAACCATTCTGGGTGTGCGAACCGACGAATACAGCATTAATCTTGTGCCTGGGTTTTTGCCAGTGATTCCCTATAATGCCACCATAGATGGCATTGCCATGCCTTTTGAAGCTGTAACTTCAACATCGGTAGATCGTGACTACATTTATGAACCTTCTCCAGTGGCCAGTTCGGTGTTTAATGTGCTGTACAAAAATGATCAACTGGGATTTGACAGTGCTAATACTGGCTATTTCTTTTATTTCAAACAGGGCACACTACAAAACCAAGACTTCAATCTCAGCGAGCGCATAGCCAATCGAACTGTGAACATCAACATAGAAGGCATCAACAACGAAGATCGTTGGCTGTTTCAACTAGACAACGTGGGCAATATTTCGCGTGAGTGGACCTATGTGGAAAATATCTATTCTGCAGCCGTGGAACAAACGGCCGGTCTAAGACCCATTTACTCTACCACAAGTCGTGCCAACGATCAAATCACCATGGTATTTGGCGATGGTGTTTTCAGTGAAATTCCTGTGGGCATATTCCGCGCCTATGTGCGTGCTTCAAACGGCTTGCAGTATATTATCAACCCAGAAGAAATGCAAAACGTTGTGTTGCCTATAAGTTATATCAGTCGGTCTGGCAATCTAGAAACCATTACCTTTACTTGCGGCATCACAAGACCTGTCAGCAATGCACAAAGTCGAGAACCCATTGCAGAAATCAAGCAACGTGCACCAGCTAGATACTACACACAGAATCGCATGGTCAACGGTGAAGACTATAATTTGTTTCCGTTTACCTTGTACAACAGCATCATAAAGAGCAAGGCTGTGAATCGTGCCAGCATTGGCACCAGCAGATATCTTGACCTAGTGGACAATACCGGCAAGTACAGTTCAACCAACAGTTTTGGCAGCGATGGCGGATTATGGAATCAAGACATACTGCCCACAATCTTGTTTTCTTGGACCAATCGCAATGAAATTGCCGATGTAATCACCAATCAAATTCAGCCCAAGATCTTGGAAAGCACCATGAAGCAATTTTATTATGCAAACTTCCCAAGGCAATTGGTCAACAAATTTGATTTTGTATGCCAATCTACCACAGCTACCTTGAACACAATCACAACCAGTAGCACAGAATTTTTTGCTTTGGCTGCTAAAGGACAAATTGTGGCAGGCTCGCCCATAGTGTTTACAGACACCTTGGGTGGACTCACTGCTGGGTTGCCATATTTTGTACGCACCATCAATGCTACAAATTCAACTTTTACAGTCAGCACGGCTCCCAATGGACAAAACAGTATTTTGACCACGGCCACGGGTGCCATGAATGCCACAGTGACCTTGACCACAGGCGGCACAAACTGGAATCAAAGCACTACATTGGCAAACGAAACCACAGGGTTTTTTAGAAATGCCGCACTAGAACCAGTGTCGGTGGGTGAATCCAATTCCACTGTGGTAAAATATGCTGTGGTTGGCAGCCTTATAAGATTTACGCCACCCACAGGCTACTACTTTGATGTCAACAATAGATTGCAACTGGGAGTGCCAACTAGAGCCGGAGAAAGTTTGGAAATTTGGGCCAGCCCCATACGCATCATAGGCGATGGCGATGGCGATGGTCTGGGCAATTTGTCTGATGGAAGTGGACCAGTGATCTTGAACAATTTTGTGCCAACTGGTGCTATCATGGACATTGTTATTCCAGTGTTTGCCACAGATCTTCCACTGAGTATTCAAACACAAATGACCGAACAATTTTTGTTGTTTAGAAATTTTGGTCTTGGCTACGACAACGACGGTTCAATAACCGGAGTACCATACTCGTGGTACTTGATAACATCTACCAATCTTGATGTAGATGCCACCTGGAGCGAACAGTATGCTGGCAATACCACTGGAGCCAATTTAGATGCAAGTTGGCTGATTCAATTTGTAGTGGTAAATCAAAATTATACCATAACCTTTCGTGGACTCAGCTACAGCTTTGGCAGTGTGCTACAAACACGCTTCTTTTTCTATGATGGACAACAAATATATGACAGTCGCACCGGTACAGTGATCAAGGACTATATCAATGTGCTGGCTGTAAATACTCGGCCAGACTCTGCCTTGCCCTTGAGTGGCGATATCATAATGAACATAACTGGTCAGCCAGTTGAAAGTGATGGCTATGTTGATGACTTCCAGGTTCAAGTGGGATTCAGAGACAGCGACAATGATGGCATTCCTGACAATCCAGATTTCTTTGATGAGATTGTGGCGGCCAATATTAACTCCAATCAAAAATATGTGTTTTTTCAACAGACCGTGGATTTTGATAACTTACAACGTTATCTCTTGGTAGAACCTGGAGTAGTCAACAGTGATTATGCCACGCTGGATGATATTGAAGCAGAAAAATTCAAATGGAGTCCGGGTCAGGTATTTTATGCATATACCGAAAATACATTCTATCGACTCAGTAGAGAAGTCACAGGCAATTTGATCTTGACCGAAGTCACAGGATGGCTGGCTCGTGTTGGACGACAAAGTTTGTACTATCAGTATCGACACAATTCGCCCTTGACTAATCGTATTGATCCAGGCACCACCAACATCATTGACCTTTACGTGGTCACACAGGAATACTACACAGCCTATCAGAACTGGTTGCGTGATACTACCAATACCATACTGGAACCCGAACAACCCAGCATAGATGATCTTAACACAGCTTATCAAAATCTCAACGACTACAAGATGCTGAGTGACAACGTGGTCCTTAACTCTGTAACATTTAAACCCCTGTTTGGCGCCAAGGCCGAGGCCACACTGCGTGCCACCGTCAAGGTGATTCGTGCGCAAGGATCAACTGCCAGCACCAGTGAAATAAAAAGTTCTGTAGTGGCACAAATGAACAGCTATTTCAGCATAGATAAATGGAATTTTGGAGATACATTTTACTTTTCAGAACTGGCAGCTTTTCTGCATAGACAATTGGGTAGCATTGTAAGCAGTGTGGTTCTAGTACCTCTGGATCCTGAAAAATCCTTTGGCGACTTGTATGAAATACGCAGTCAGCCCAATGAAATTTTTGCCAATGCTGCTACAGTCGACAACATTGACGTGATTGAAGCTTTGACCAGCACCAATCTACGCACAGCCCCAGGTAGTGGAGTGATTTAATGGCACGCACACGGTCAGTAGATTTTTTACCAGAAATATTTAGAACCGAAGCCAACAAACAATTTTTGTCGGCTACATTGGACAATCTCATTCAAGAACCCAAGTTCAAAAAGACTCAGGGGTTCATTGGACGCACTGTGGGACCTGGTGTCAACCCCAATGACAAATACGTGGTTGAACTTGATAAAACCAGAGCTGACTATCAGCTTGAACCGGGTGTAGTCAGTCTTAGACCCGACACCAACGAAATACAAGAAGTAATAACCTATCCTGGCATGGCCGATGCCATATCATTTCAAGGTGGTCAGGGAAATCGTGCCGATCGCCTGTACGAGAGTGATTACTATACTTGGGATCCGTTTGTAGACTTTGACAGTTTTGTAAACTACAGCCAGTATTATTGGGTGCCCAACGGACCAGACGCAGTTGATGTGTCGGCCACGGGTGTTCCCATTACCAACAGTATCACAGTCACACGTGAAAATGGCGTGTACACATTCAGCGGAGTAGTAGGCGACAATCCAACTCTGGAACTAGTGCGTGGCGGAAATTACACCTTCAACGTGGCACAAAACGACAAAGAAACTGTGAACTATCGTGTGACCAACAAAGGCAACAGCAGTTACACAATTGATTATCAAGACAATCCTTCCTTGACCTTGGTGCGTGGTAACACCTATGTGTTCAATCTAACTCTGCAGGGAATTTTTCCGTTTTGGATCAAGACACAGCCGGTGTTGGGCTTGGCCAATGCCTTTAATACTGGAGTCAGTCGAAATGGTAGTACCATAGGTTTAATTACCTTTACAGTACCACAAGACGCCCCCGACACTCTGTACTATATTGCAGAAAATCAAATCAACATGCAGGGCGTGCTCAACATTGTAGACGGCATACCAGGCACAGGGCCAGGCTTTTGGATTCAGACCAGTCCTGGTGTTACGGGGCAAGTCCCCACAGCACCAAATATTTCCAGCAGAGATGTGTTTGGAGTCATTAACAACGGTGAGGATCTTGGCACAGTAACGTTTAATGTACCCCTCAAAACAGCACAACAATACTACTATGATCTTCCAGATTTTGGCACACCTGTAGATCTTGTGACAGATTTGAAATTTGATCAGATCAATAATCAACGCTTGGATGTGTTTCTGGCCGAATATGGCGGCATTGACGGTGTCAGTGCTTTGGCCAATAGAACCTTGATTTTCACCAACCCATTGACTGATGCTGTTGACGGTGGCTGGCAACGCACAACAAGATTTGACCCTTTAGGTCAGGATGTTGCCAACAATGGTTTGTTGGGCAGTTTTGATTCCACTCTGTACAGTCAAACTTCAGAGATACCTGTAGATCAACGTTATCAACTGTATCAAATTACCTTGGATATCAGCAACGGATATGCTTATATGCAGTTGAATCGCATTGCCGATATTCCTGTATTGAACAAATTTACTATAAGATACGGCGATGTGTACAGCAGTACTAACTGGCTCAAAGACAGCAGCGGAAGATTTCAACAGATACCGTTGCTGACTGCTGTGAATGATATTCTATACTATCAAGACGGTAATGACCCTGAAATTTTTGGCGAAATAAAGCTGATAGATGTAGAGGGAAGAACCACGCTTGACATCAACGATATCATTGGTAAAAAGAATTATACCAGCCCCAACGGTGTAGTATTCACCAATGGATTAAAGGTAGTTTTTCGTGGTCTAGTTGAGCCTCCCAACTATAGCTCGGGCAGTGTAGTATTTGAATGTTCGGCCACGGCTGATGAAATCAATGCTATAACCACAACCAACACAGACATACTGTATGTGGGTCAGGAAGTTTCGTTCCAGGCACCCACACTGGGCGGTCTTGTAGCTGGACAAACCTACTATGTGCAAAGCATTGTAAATCAGTTTCAGTTCACTGTGAGTGACATGATCGGTGCTGGTGCTGTGGCCTTGTCCACAGCCACAGGGCTCATGACAGCGGTCAGTGTGAATTATCGTGAATATTATGTAGCCGGTGTTGGCACTGAAATAAATTTGATTCCGGTCACAGAACTTAATCTATATGAACCCTATGTGACTGATGCCAACGACAGCACCGTGATTCGGGAACCCGCAACACCCGACTATATCACTATAGATCGAAACAGCATGAGCCGCAATCCCTGGAGTAGAAGCAATCGCTGGTTCCATGTAGATGTGATCAATGCCACGGCTGCCTACAACAACACTGTGCCAATACTGGACAACAATCGTAGAGCCAAACGTCCAATTTTGCAATTTAGACCCAACATCAGACTGTTTAACATGGCACCTGAGTGTGTGGAACCAGTGGATATCATAGATTTTGTAGTGGCCGATGCATTTGGTACTGTGCAAGGCAGCACCGGATATACCGTAGACGGATATGAATTGGTCAATGGTAGTCGCATTATTTTTGCAGCAGACACCGATGCCGAAGTGCGCAACAAAATTTGGTTGGTAGAATTTATCATACCCAACAGCGCCACCCTGATCACGGCAGATAATTTGTCGCCTGGGTTGGTGTACACAATTATATCGTTAGGCAACACCGATTGGAACGCAGTGGCTGGCACCACTGGAATCAGCTATGCTGTTGGCAACATTATCACTGTGGCAGAAGTTGGAACTGGTACTGGTCTGGCTGAATTTAATCAGCCTGTGATTAATTTGACATTGGCTCCAGATGGTGTTGTTGCGCCAGATCGTGCCACACATACCATGAATGGTGAAACTGGACAAGGCATTTCATATTGGTATGATGGGGTTGAGTGGATAGTGGCTCAACAAAAACTTGGTGTCAATCAGGCACCCTTGTTCAATGTGTACGACGCGGATGGAGTCAGCTTCAGTGATCAAATAAAATATCCGTCCAGCGATTTTGTAGGTAGCAAACTGTTCAGCTATGCACCTGGTGAAACCGGTATTCTTGATCCTGTGTTGCAGATTCCGCTCAAGTATCTTACTCTTGAAAACGTGGGCGATATTGTGTTTGATAACAATCTCTACAAGGACACATTTGTTTACACACGTGAAAATGTTAGTGTGACTCTAGACATCAGTTCAGGATCTGCTAGAGAATACAATGTGTCCATGGGCGTGTCTAGCACAAACGGCATAAACAGTACAACGAGCACGACATCTGTCTCAACTTTGACTGCTACCGGTACTGAAGAGTTTGCACGTCTTATAGGTTGGCAAAATGCAGTGACTACCAGCAAGACCTACCAGCAGTTTAAATTTATCTATGACGGAACCACGCTCAAACTGGATGTGGTTGTGCTTGATCAATTTGCCAGCGCGGTTCCTGTAATAAAAATTTATGTTGGCAGTCAGTTCCAAGACCCCAGCACGTACATCTATGCTACCAACACTGACAGCACCACAATTACACTCAACAAAGAGTATGTGCTAGGCGATATTGTTGAAGTCTTGGTGTTGAGTGATCAGGTCAGCAAGGTTGCATTCTATCAAGTACCCTTGAATTTGGAAAACAATCCGCTGAACATAAACAGTCAAAGTTTTAGTCTGGGCACCATAAGACAGCACTATCAAAGCATCTGTGAAAATTTACCAGATATTTCAGGCGCAATTTCTGGGGCCAATAATACCAGAGACTTGGGTGACATTGGACCGTATGGTTTGATTATTTTGCAACAGAGTGCACCGTTGACGTTGGCTGGATATTTCTTGCGCAGTGAAAAATACAATATTTTTAATTCTCTAACTTATAACAGCCGAGAGTATATCAAATACAAAAATCAATTGTTGGAATCAGTGACCCAACAACAAATTAATTTTCAAACAGCAGGAGAAATATTAGATGCAGCCATAGCTGACATCACCGCTGGTCGAGTAGAAACACAGTCGTTTTACTGGAGTGACATGTTGCCGTCGGGTGCTGTGTATATTCAAAACACATACACGGTGTCGTTTGTTACTACCAATGTATTTGACACCGTGCAGGTATACAACTTTGCTTCAGCCAACTATCTGGGACTCAGTGTGTATGTGAATGACGTGCTTATTACTCGTGGCATGGACTACGTAGTGGCCACTGACGGACCACGTTTGACTATTATCAAAATGTTAGAAATTGGTGACACAGTGACTATACGTGAATACAGTTCCACTTATGGCACATTCTGTCCCAATACTCCTACCAAAATGGGACTGTATCCGGCTTATCTGCCAGAAATAACCACACAACGCACTACCACAGGTGAACAAACTGTCTTGATTGGTCATGATGGTAGTGTCACAAAAACTTTTGGTGACATACGTGATCAAGTATTGTTGGAGTTTGAAACTCGAATCTACAACAACATCAAACTGGATGGCAACCCTTGTCCCTTGTTAGCAACCAACGTACTACCTGGACAGTTCCGTGTCACCGGTTACAGCACAGATGAAATCAACAATATTTTGAACACAGAATTTTTGAGCTTTGTGGCCACTAACAAACTAAACTATCGCGAACAAGATTATAATGCCAACAATGAATTCAGCTACAATTATAGTGGTGCTCAAGGCCGACTCGACAACAAAAATTTGCTAGGGGCCTGGCGTGGTATCTACAGATACTATTATGACACGCAACAACCAGAATCTACGCCTTGGCAAATGCTGGGCTTCAGTGAAAAACCTGTCTGGTGGGACGTGACTTATGGCACTGTACCCTACACCAGTGAAAACTTTGTGTTATGGGATGACTTAGAAGCTGGCTTGGTGCGTGATCCAGCTGGTGCTTATATTTTGCCTGAATACGCACGCCCAGGCCTAAGCGAAGTCATACCCACTGGTGATGAAGGACAATTATTGAGCCCATTCAACAGCGTGGTAGGCACTTTTGATCAAAATCAATTCCGCAAGAGTTGGAGCCTAGGAGATGGATCTCCAGTGGAAGCTTCGTGGTGGAACAGTTCTAGTTATCCATTTGCAGTCATGCGCTTGTTGGCTCTTACAAGACCGGCCAAGTTTTTTGCCTTGTTTGCTGATAGAGATTTATATCGTTACAACACAGAGTTTGATCAGTTCTTGTACAATAACCGCTATAGATTGGATGCCAACGGCGTTGAAGTTTACGGCGACGGTATCAGCAAGGCCAGTTATATCAATTGGATAGTTGACTACAATCGACAAAGCGGTTTAAACAGCACGGAATTATTAACCAATGACTTGGCCAATCTTGATGTGAGGTTGTGCTACAGAATGGCCAGCTTCTCAGACAAGAAATTCATAAAGCTATTCACTGAAAAATCCAGTCCAGAGTCTACCAATACCAGTTTCCTGATTCCAGACGAAAGCTATGCCTTGCTGTTGTACAAAAATCAACCATTTGATCGAGCCAGTTACAGTTCAGTGCTGATACAACAAGTTCCGGGCGGATATGCAGTGTTTGGCTACAGCACCTATCAGCCCTATTTTAACATCTTGCAAAGCCAGGCCACTGGAAAACTACGAACCATTAGCACAGCTGGAGTCAGTGTGCGAGTTCCTACCTTCTACACCAGTCGTGTTGCACAGATACCATATGGTTATGTGTTCACTGACATCACAGCAGTCAGTGACTTTTTGTTGAGTTATGGCAAGTATCTTGAAGGGCAAGGACTTAGCTTTACCAACACTGCCAATGGTTATCAGCTGGACTGGAATCAAATGGTAACTGAATTCCTGTACTGGAGTCAACAGGGTTGGGAAGACAATTGTCTTATTGCTATCAATCCCTTGGCACTCAAGCTCAGTGTCAGTAAACCCTTTGCCGTGGTTGACGATATACAGGCACAGACTTCAGAAAATATTTTATTGGATCAAAACCGCAAAGAGTTACCTACTCGCAATCTCAATATTGTGCGCATGGGCAATGAATTCACAGTGGAGCCAGCCAATGATCAAACCCTAAGTTTTATAGATCTAAAATATACCAGCTACGAACACATGATTGTGCTAGACAATGTGTCAGTATTTGGTGATTTGATCTACAATCCCCCTACCGGAGCCAGGCAAAGTCGTCTTAATCTTGTAGCTGTGACCACTACCGAGTGGAACGGCAGTGTGGATGCTCAAGGCTTCATAATAAATCAGGACAATGTGGAGCCCTGGAGCGGTCATAGAACCTATGCCAAGGGCGAAATTGTCAAGTACAAAGACAACTATTGGTCAGCTGCTACAATTGTTCAGCCCAGTGAAGTTTTTGATTTTAATGACTGGTTGCAGAGCGATTACACACAGATTGAACTTGGACTTTTACCCAACCTTGCCAACAAAGCCGATCAATTGGTCAATTCCTACAACATTAACACAGCCAATCTTGAACGCGATACGGATCTATTAAGCTATGGATTGATTGGATTCCGACCAAGGCAGTACCTGGCCGCAATTAATCTTGACGATGTAAGCCAGGTCAACGTTTATCGACAGTTCTTGGGCACCAAAGGCACGCTGTTGTCAGCTGAATTATTCAAACAGGTCAATCTAGGCAAAGAGTTAGCCGAATATGAAATTTTTGAAAATTGGGCAGTGCAACGAGCTGTGTACGGTGCCAATGCCAATCGCAGCTATTTTGAATTACGGTTAAATCGAGCTTTGCTCAACGCCAGTCCCAGTCTGGTGCAAGTTGTGGCATCTCAACAAACCAGTGAAGCTGATCAGTCCATACAAGTGGGCGATATTTGGCGTCAAAGTTACAAAATCAACAGCCCGGACATATTGCCTACCACGGTAGCTGTACCCGCAGACACTGCCTTGCCCACAGCTGGCTATGTGAATCTTGACGATGTTGATATCACAGTGTTTGACATCAGTGACAGTGCCAGCCTTGAAGCCAATCTAAACGAAATTGGTGTTGGTACCAGTATCTGGGTAGCCAAGGTCAACAATTACGACTGGGACATATATCGTGCCGAAGCTGTACCGGGCACTATAAGTCACGTATGCGATAATCTTGACGGTACCAGTCGTGTGATTTTTACTCTGCAACATGGTATCACAGTTGGACAACAGGTTATTATAAGATTTTTTGACAGTGAAGTTGATGGAGTTTACACAGTTCTAAGTGTCAGTAATCTCAATACCATCAACATAGCATTTAGGTTTACAGGCAGTAGAACCGTGGTGAATGGTATCGGCTTGGCCTTTACACTGCAAACCATGAGAGTTGCACAGGCCAGTGATGTGATTGACCTGCCTTATGCCAATCAAATTGCAGATGGAACCACAACCTGGGTCGACGACGATGGCAACGGTCGTTGGGTAGTTTTGCAAAAACAAAACGTATTCACACCGGTTAGTGAGCTTTCACCACAGATACTGGATGCAGAAGAAAATTACGGAGTGGTGGTAAAACAAGCAATTGACAAATTTGCTGCATTTGTTGGCAGTCCACGTTATGGTTTTGGCACAGGTACTCAAACGGGTGCTGTTTACACCTATGTAAACAACTTTGGCACTGCTTATCAACCTATTAGTCCTGTGGAAAGTGGTGATGCCATAATCACTCTTGCTACTACGGGTGTTAGAAATCTTGGAGCCAGCATCGCAGTGGGTAGTCAGGCCTGGCTAGCAGCCGGTGCTCCAGGTAGTCTGGGCGGTGCTGGCCAAACCAACAGTGGGTATGTCACTGTGATTTATCGAGATTACAACACATATCAGGCAGGTGACAATCCCTATGTGGTATGGCAATTACTGACCACACCTGGTAACATCAACACTGATCAAGGTCGTTTTGGTGCTGGCATAACCATGTGTGCCAACGAAAACTGGTTGTATGTGGCAGAGCCAGATGTAAATCGTGTTTATGCTTACAACCGCATAAATTACCAATATCAGTTTTTGTCGGCCTTGGGTGACGGCATCACCACAAGCTATGACATTAGCAACAACATACAAATTGACGAAGCCACACAGATTCAAGTCACAGTGAATGGTGTGTTACAGGTATTAAACGTGAACTACACAGTGAATATTTCATTTACCACTGTGACCTTTACCACAGTCCCCAGCGCAGGTTCTGCTGTGCTAATTGCAAGACCATTCTTGTTACAGCTGGATTACGCTCAGTATTACAGCTTGACTGCCACTGGAGCGACAACTGGTACAGGTGCCTTGTTTTCAATCAATCGCATACGTGGCACCGTAGAAGTTGGTATTCAAGCCGGCGGTTCAGGTTATACCAATGGTGAGACACTGACTATACCAGCCACCAGTTTTGGAGGAGGATCTTCGCCAGCCAACGATGTTACCTTTGTTATAACTGTGGTAGCTGGCAAAATTGTTCAGCTGACCGGTGTTTCCTATACTCCGCCTGCCTTGCAGAGCACATTTAGTTTGAATGAACTTTTCTTCACTGCTACCACCTTAAACAGTTTTACAGTGTTGGTAAATGATGTGATACAAAGGCCACACATTGACTACACCTTCAATGCTGGCACGCAGGATTTATCATTCCTTGTAAATCCAGGTGCCGGAGCAATTATAAAAGTTCGTGCTGACAGTTATTTTAACTACGTGGGAGAAATCCCCACAGCTGGACTTGGTTTGCAACCTGGAGATGATTTTGGCGCCGCATTGAGTTGCACCACAGATGGTAGACAAGTCATGATTGGTGCTCCCAACTGCACCGTTGATGGCGAAGTTGAAGCCGGTTGTGTATATGTGTTTGACAGAAATGTTCAACATTTTATCTACACACCGAGCTCCACACCTACCTTTGTGCTGGCTGGTTCAGGATTGACGCCGCTGGCTGTGAGTGTGAATGGTCAGTATTTGATTGATGAAGCCACTACAATTGTAGGCAATCCAGGCACGTACAGTGTCAGCGGTAGCACAGTGACTATCAATCAAACACTGAATGTGGGTGACAGTATTGAAATAGAAACAGACCAGTTTCGTCTATTGCAACGAATCACACAGGAACAGCCTGCACAGTACAGCAACTTTGGACAAGCAGTTGATCTATGCTCGTATAATTGCAGTCTTTATGTTGGAGCTCCAAACAGTAGTCTACAGGTCATTAAAGGTGGCGTGGTTGAGCGCGAAATAAATCAAGCACGTGTTTATGGTATTATAACCTCCACAGTGTCCAATCCCACGCTTACAGCTGGTGATACCCTGCGGGTCAACAATGTTGATGTGATTATACCATCTGCCCCAAACAACAATATTGTGGGCTTGGCCAGTGCTATTAATTCTACCGCTCCAAATGCCACAGCCACAGTTACCTCAGCTGGATATCTGACCATATCTGTGACCAATATTGATGCGGCTGTGCCCGGAAACTTGTTGCAAGTGGCACCAGGCAGTGTGGGTTCAGCTTGGGCGGCCTTGGGCTTTGATATATTCAGTTACACACAAACCATATTAAGTCCCTACGCAGTTGATTTTGCTGGGTTTGGAACCAGCATTAGCTTGGACGAAACAGCAACAACCTTGATAGTAGGTGCTCCACAAGGCACCATGTATCTCATCACAATTTTTGATGATGGTACCACAGATTTTGATGCCAATGCCACAACCTTCTTTACAACCATATTGCAAAGCGGTGCGGTGTATACTTACAACTTGTTGAATTCTGCCAACAGCAGTGCCAGCAATCCTGACAAGTTTGTGTTTGGTGAACAAATCAGTATCACTGATGTGGCCTATCTTGATCAGCTGGGAGCGTCAGTGGACTACTTGAGTGGCAGTCTTTGGTTGGGTGCGCCCGGCAGTGATGTGGGCGACAGCAGCACCAGTAACTATGGAAAAGTGTTTGTTTGGCAAAATGCTGAACGACAAATGACCTGGATTCCAAAATACATTCAACAACCCACTGTGGATGTAAGACTGTTGAATTCAATATTTCTGTATGATAGAATAACATCTTCAACCACGGAGTTCTTGGATTTCTTCAATCCCTTGCAAGGAAAAATTCTTGGCGCTGCCCGACAAAATATTGACTATATTGGTGCCGTTGATCCAGCATTTTACAACGTGGGTCCACAAAATATTCTTGGGACCACATGGGCCGCCAATCACGTGGGAGAAATTTGGTGGGATATCAGCACGGTGAGATTTATTGATCCCAATCAGGATTCCATTGTGTATGCATCAAGACGTTGGGGACAAATTTTTCCTGGCAGCACAGTTGACATCTATCAGTGGATCGTGAGCACGGTTCCGCCAGCTGAATATGCTGGCCCTGGAACTCCAGCCAGTCTTGTAAGCTATACTATTAACACAGTGCTCAGTGATGATGGCTCATTCAACACGCAGTATTTTTACTGGGTACGCGGATTACCCACAGTGGCCACACAAAAAGGCAAGACACTCAGTACCAACAGTATCAGCAACTATATTGCTGATCCACGTTCTACGGGCATAGCCTATCTTGCACCCATAAACTCCAGCACTTTTGCATTGTACAACTGTGAGAATCTTATAGAAGCACAGGACACTATTCTCAACATTGAGTTTGATCAACAACTCAACAACGACAATGTACACGTTGAATATGAGCTGGTGGCGCAGGACAAATCCAACAGTTTCTTGAGTGACAATCTGTATAGAAAACTGCAGGACAGTTTCTGTGGTGTTGACAGCTTTGGAAATCTAGTTCCAGATCCTACCTTGAGTCCTGCAGAACGGTACGGAGTACAATTTAGACCCAGACAAAGCATGTTTGTCAACAGATTTGTTGCACTCAAGAACTATATCACTCGAGTGAATTCAATTCTGCGTCAGTATCCTGTGAGTGAAAATAGAGTTTTGTCATTGTTGAACAGCAAAGAGCCACTGCCAGGAGTCAACAGTGGCCTCTACAATGCCAGTGTACCCACCAGAGAAATACTAGATTTCCAAAACATCTATGCCGTGCCACTGGGCTACAAGTATCTTGTGGTCAGCGATGATACCAATCGCGGTTTATGGACCATATATCAGGTCAGCCCCAATCCCACGATCTTGGACAGTTTCACCAGCACAGGATCTTTCATAAGCGGCAATACTCTCAACATTGGAGTATTGACTTCTGGAACCATTACCGTGGGTCAACTTGTGACTGGCATTGGAGTTGAAAGTGGCATTATTATTGTCAGCAACATTAATGGTGGCAGCTCAAGTGGATCAGTTTGGGTTATAAGCAAAATAACCAATGTGCCCACAACCAATATCAATGGTGCCGCACCACGTGAATTGATACTGTTCAGGGTACAAAACTTCAACACACCTGATTACTGGAGTTATATTGATTGGTATTTGCCCGGTTACAACAGCAGTATCAAGCCCGTGGCCGAAGTCAATAACTTTTCTGAATTGACTACCTTGAATGTACCTATAGGTAGCAGTGTGCAGGTTAAAGCCAATGCACAAGGCAAATTTGAAATTTACCTACGCACCGATGTGGGTTACGAGCGTGTGGCCCTGCAGGATGGAACCATAGAAATTTCTGCTGAAATTTATGACTATGCATTGGGACGTTTTGGTTTTGACCTTGAAGTGTTTGACGCACAATATTTTGATCAAGAACCCGTGATTGAAACAAGAAAAATAATTCAGGCTATTAATGAAGAATTATTTGTTGGTGATCTAGAAATAGAAAGAAATCGAGCTTTGGTGTTGATGTTCAACTATGTGTTGAGTGAATTTTCAGCACCTGAGTGGTTGGTCAAAACCAGCCTGATTGATGTGGCGCACAAAATTCGCGAACTGTTACCGTTCCAAAATTTCAGTCCAGACAATCAAGAATTTGTAGTGGACTATATTCAAGAAGTAAAGCCTTACCATGTGCAAGTTCGTGAATTCAATTTGCAATACTTTGGCAGTGATACCTTTCTAGGGGATCTTGTAGATTTTGATTTGCCAGCCTACTATGACACTACATTGCCAGTACCACAATTTGTGAGTCCTGTGTTGACTCCTTACGCCATAGCCACCAATGATGTAAGCAATGTATTAAGCAATGTTCCGCCCACCAGTCAGTTATGGGAAACTTGGCCTTATAATCAGTGGTTTGCCAACTACCTTTTGACCCTGACATCAGTGCGAGTGGCACGCCAGGGTTCTGGATACACCACTGTACCACAGATTACATTTGAGGGCGGTGGCGCAACTACACAAGCCACTGGAGTGGCTGTGATAAACAGCGTGGGTCAGGTTGTAGCCATCAATGTGACCAACCCCGGCAGCGGCTATAGATCAAGACCCACAGTCAATATCACAGGTGGTAATGGCTCCGGTGCAGAAGCCTACGCTGTGCTTGACAATCCCTTGGTTCGCGAATTCAAAACTACAATAAGATATGATCGAGTCCAATATCAAACCAGCGTGCAAACCTGGAACAGCGAATCAACCTATTTAAATGGAACACTGGTTCGTTATGACAATCAAGTTTGGTCAGCCAGCAACATCGACGGCAGTTCTGCAGTGACCGGACCCACGTTTGATCTTGAAAACTGGACCCTGGTAGATGCAGCCACATATCAATATCCAGGATCTGGAGCAAACACTGGTCTAACCGGTGTAGATCGCACAGCAGGTTTGTATGTGCCTGGATTTAACAATCCTGGTCTAGACCTCCCACTCTTGGTTGACGGTATTGATTATCCAGGAGTACAGGTCTGGGGTGATTATTTCACTGGTACAGAGCAACTTGATGCCATATATCAAAGCAGTTTTAGTGATGTGTTTTTGGGTACCAGACCATCAGATATCAATATAGATGGTGGACAATTTGTAGGACCCTACGAAGGGCATGCTCCAGAAGAATTGGTTAATGGCAGTGAATATGACACGCTGGATTTGAGAGTTTATACAAGGCCCGGCAGTGACTGGCAACTAGACGGTCATGGATTCCAGATAAAAAATATCAACTATATCTATCGTCCTGTCACCAGCAGTAGTCTTAGCTATGCTGGCCAGGTTGAACACCCTGTGGAACTTGTGGTCAGTAATCAAACCACAGGTAAAGTTTACAATTTTGGTGTGGATTATTTTATCAACTATGCCACACAAAGAGTGGAAATTGTGGCTGGCAAGGCCTCCACGGGCGACATCATCAACATCAGTGTGTATGAACTAGGTGGCGGCGCTCAACTTTATAGAGTAAATTACGTTGGTGATGAAATTCCTGAAGGCGAGTTTTTTGTTCCGGTGAGCAGTGCTGAAATACTGACTATAGCGGTGTTTGTCAACGGTGATATTTCACCAATTCCAAGCTGGGAGCCCTACATAGATGTGCCAGCCTGGGACATCCTTGAAGCCTATCCAGTCAACAGCATTGTTGAGGACTCAGGCACATATTACCAGGCCATTGACACTGTGCCAGCAGGTACCAGCATAGCTGATCAAGATTACTGGGTAGTCTACGTTCCAACCTTGTTGAGCAAGGTCACCATGCCAAATCCTCCGCTGTCTGTTGAAGGTGTTTCTGTAGTAGTGTTTGGCTATAACTATGTGGCAGCAAATCAACTCATTCGTGGACGTCAATACACTATTAGTAGCGTGGGCAACACCGAGTGGACCACGCTTGGAGCTGTCAACGATAATGTGGGCACCACATTTATAAGAAATAACATTGATCTAGGATCTTATGGTACTGGAGTGGCCACCACCAACTTTACCTGGAGTGTGCCAGTCACTCAGCAGGCCACTGTGACACCGGCCGTGATCAACATTGGTGGTGTACAACTTGTCAATGAAATGACTGGTACCAATCCTGCCAATATTATTGTCAATGTGAATGGAATCAGACTTATTCCTCCCGCTGGTATTGAGTGGATTGGCGACGGAAGCAGTGTGAGTTTTGGTTTGCCACAACGTCTGGGCGCCAGTTTCCAGCAGAGCACTATTAATGCTACGCAAGACATTCAGGTCTGGATTGATGCCATACCGCAAAGTCAGGCCGCAGGCGATTACTCGGTGACTAACTGGGATGGCAGCAACACTCCAGGTCGACAAGTGGTGTTTGCTATCCCCCCAGTACCTGGCGCAAGAATTTTAATTTCTGTCAGTACTTTGGCTGACTACAAGGTAATCACCAACAATATTGGTCCATTCCTGGCCTTGAACATAGCACCAACACTGGGCGATTTGATCAGCATCACCAGCTGGAATGATACCAGCCAACAAAATTTGTTGACTCAAGTGTTTGTAGGACCCATTGTGTTAGGCACAATTATTGAAGAACCTTTTGACAGCGGAGACTTTGATGCTGGCCTAATCACAGGCGGACCAGGCACATTTGACTACAGCGTGGGTGCCAGTGTGGCAACCAATCAACTGTATCTTGAAGGCACAGACATCACTGGCACCAGATTGTGGGTGACCTTGAATGGTGAACGTCTGTTTGAAGGTCAAGATTTTGTGATCACCAACAACGAAATAGTGTTGGCTCAAGGCGCCATAGCACTCAGCGATGTCTTGGCAGTAACACAATTTACTAACAGTGTGGTACCTGAAAGCTGTGCTTTCCGTGTGTTCCAAGACATGCGTGGCACACAAGCCACATATAGAATAACTTTGGCAACCACCACGGTGTTGACTCAGGATCTTGCTGCAGATGACGACGTCATCTATGTTGAAAATGCAAGACTTTTAACAGAGCCCAATCTAGTTGAGGGACGTCTCGGTATCATCACCATCAATGGTGAAAGAATCATGTATCGAGTGCGTGACATTGCCAACAACACCTTGAGTGAGCTACGTCGTGGCACAGCAGGCACAGCCGCAGCTCCGCATCAAGCTGGAGTAGATGTCTATGACCTGGGCCGCGGAAATATCCTGGCACCACAATATCAGGATTTTGTTGAAAAAGATTCCACGTACGGGGATGGCAGTACCACAGTATTTGATGCGCCAAGTTTGACCACGTTTGATTTTGGCGATAGCTCTAGTATATTTGTTGAAAGTATTGAAGTCTATGTGGGCGGAACACGTCAATACACGCTGGGACCCAATCGTTTTGGTGACATTATTCCATGCCAATATCCCTATACCGTAGTAGATGTAAATCCTGTGACCATTGAATTTTATACCGATAGTGATCCAATTGAACCAGTGTTGCCACCACCACCCGGTGTAGAAATTACAATTTTACAACGTAAAGGGCTGGGCTGGTACGGCCCCGGCGTAGAGGAAACCACTGGAAGAGCCCTGCAAGAAACCAACACTGCGCAAGCAAGGTTTTTGACTGATAGATAACACGGATAAATAATACACCATGTCGAATACAGTACCAAATAAACCAAATTCAGTGCCCAGCACAAACACCAATAAAACCCGTCGTCCCAATGAAGCCGGTGCATTTCATGTGCAAGCACATGTGAAAATTTTTGATCCTGCTACCAAGACAGTTTACGTGGAGAAACGAGCATGATTCAGCCAGGATTTGCACGCATTGAGGGATTCGTAAAAATACATGATCCTGTCACAGGCGAAGTCCTGGTAGACAAAAAGAATGCCATTCACTACGAAAATATTTCTATCGCTCTAGCTCAAACTCTTAGTGATAGAAATCTTGGGTACATCTACAGCATGGCCTTTGGCAACGGTGGCAGCAGTGTGGATCCCACAGGAGTTATCACATATCTGCCGCCCAATACTACGGGACAAAATGCCGACTTGTACAACGAAACCTACAGCAAAGTAGTCAACGACAATTCGGCATCAAATACCGATCCTGAAAACAACAAAATGACAGTGTTGCACACCCCGGGCACAGTCTATACTGATATTTTAGTGACCTGTTTGTTGGATTATGGTGAGCCACCAGAACAACAGGCATTTGACAACAGCACCAATTTCAACGGGGAATTTGTGTTTGATGAACTTGGGCTCAAATCATGGAACGGCGCCGTGGATAATTTGCGCTTGATCACCCATGTTATTTTTCACCCGGTTCAGAAGAGTTTGAATAGGCAGATACAAATTGATTACACTTTGCGCATTCAAACCCTGAGCAACATAAACGCTGTATAAATATGGTATAATAGGAACAGGTAACTGACATGGCATATACAATTACACTAACTGATGGCACCTTGTTTGCCACAGTCGCAGACGGTACTGTTAATCAGACCGCTGGATTTTCAAGCACTGCACCACTTACTCTTATCGGTAAAAACTACGCAGGTTACGGTGATTTCTTAGATGAAAACTTTATTCGCTTGCTTGAAAACGGCAGCAATACCACAGCCCCGCCCTCTCCACTAACTGGGCAACTTTGGTGGGACAAAGCCAACAATCTTTTAAAGGTCTACAACGGCGCCACTTTCAAAACCATATCTGCAGCCACAGCTAGTTCCACAGCACCTGCCTCCAATGTGGTTGGTGATCTATGGTATGACACAGTAAATCAACAGTTGAAAGTATGGACTGGTAGTGCCTTTTTAGTCATTGGTCCTGCATATTCAGCTGGGCAAGGTACTTCGGGCGCTATCCCTGAAACCATTACTGACTCTGTAGGTGCCACCAAGTTTATTACCAGTTTATATGTCAATAACAATCGTGTTGGTATTGTGTATGACACTAGTTCGTTTGTACCTCAGGCCAGTCTACAATCTACCTTCCCCACAATTTTTCCTGGTATCACACTGACCACCACAAACAGTGCTCAGTTTGCAGGCACCGCCAACAATGCTACCTATCTCAACAGTTTGACCTCCAGTCAGTTCATGCGCAGTGATACCAACACCAGTACCACTGGTGTGTTGCGTGTGCTCAATAATTCAGGCATGTTTGTGGGTGCAGGTAATGCTACCAATATCACACAAAGCGGCAACGATGGTCTTATTAGCGGTACAATCAGCACAGGTAATGTTATAATTCAAGCCAACGTGGGCGGAGTGCCATATGTTGTGGCTACAGCTCAGGGTGCCAGCGGTAACCTGGCCATTGGTAACGCAGCCACAGTGGGCACCACACTCAGTGTAGGCGGCAACATTACTGGCGGCAATTTGGTCACAGCAGGAGTCATCACAGCCACAGCCAATATCACTGGTGGAAATATTTTGACAGCGGCTCTAGTGCAAGGCGGAAATGTCAGCGCAGTTGCCAACGTACAGGGCGGCAATCTACGCACCTCGGGCATAATCAGTGCTACTGGCACAATTACTTCGGCAGCAAATATTTCTGGTCAATTCTTTATAGGTAACGGTAGCCAACTTACTGGTTTAAGTGCTGCGGTTAGTGTACAAAAGATATCCAGCGGCACTTCAGAAGTCAACATTGGTGTACCTAACGGCAATGCCAATGTATCAATCGCAGGTACCTCCAACGTGGCAGTGTTTACCACAACTGGTGCTATCCTAACTGGCTTGAGTGTGCCCAGCATTGACAAAACAGGTACCAACGCCGTGGGTAATATTGGATCAGTCAGCAACTACTTTAACCGCATATTTGCCACAGCAACTACAGCACTCTACGCTGACGTGGCCGAGCGATTTGAAGCAGATGAAATTCTTGAAGCCGGTACTGTGGTTGAACTGGGCGGCGCTAAAGAAATTACTCGTGCTCAACAGGAATTAAGTGAGAATGTGTTTGGAGTCATAAGTACACGTGCAGCTTATTTGATGAATGGTGGTGCTGGCAATGACCATACACATCCCCCAGTGGCAATGACAGGACGTGTACCAGTACAAGTTATTGGTACTGTACGCAAAGGCGATCGTTTGGTCTCAGCTGGCAATGGAATAGCCAGAAGTGCCAAGATTGGTGAAGCCACTGCATTCAATGTGATTGGCAGAGCATTAGTGGACAAGCACACGCCAGATCTTGGAACACTAGAAGCCATTGTCACAATAAAATAAAAGGAAACTAGAATGACGTATGTAGCTGGTGGTTTGATTCAAGCCACAGATTATAATGGGTTTGTAAGTACCACTGCAGGGGCAAACGTCAACGCCACATGGAGTACCGGAGTAAGCGATGCTGGATACGGTCAATCGGCATTGGCCACAGTGTCTGCTGCCACCACAGTAACTGCCACACAGTGGGCCAGCCTGGTCAATACTATTACCTCTATGGCCAATCATCAAGGTACTGTTCCAAGTGCATCAAGAACTGCACCAGTGACTGGCAATCTAATACAAATTTTTGCTGGTATAAACACAGACCTTACCAATTTGTACAGTAATCGTGGAAACGCAATTGCATCTGGAGCACAGTTCACAGGCTGGACCGGCACAAATTCTAAAACCACTACCACCACTGGTGCAACCTGGACCATTACCTTTACCAATACCATTACATTTGCCAGTGTTGATGCTGCCAGATATTTTTGGAACGCTGGTGGCCTTGTCAAAATTGACGTAAGCAAAACAGCCACTGGACAAACTGGTGATCCTGAGTGGAATGATCTTGCCAATACTTTGTGTGGTGATATCTGGATTTCAGGTCGTATTGCTGGTGGTGCACAAACCATTGGTGGTGTAATTTATACCGGAGTGACCAAGATTGGTGGCACAGGCACTCCAGCAACTTTGGCAACCACATCTGGTTGGTATAATTTGACCACAACAGATACCATAATTTACAAACAGTTTGCTGACACGGCACCCTATACCAGCAACTTTATTCAACATTCGGCTCGCACAGCCGGTTCAGGAACTCAGCTTATTATCACTACATTATGGTCAGCCAGCGACGGAGATCCAATTTCGGGCGGCACTGCCAGCTCGGGTGCAACTCCTGGTACAGCACCCACTACAATTGTAACTTACTACCCGCCTAGCACCACTTACCTGACTCAAACCTGGGGAATCCCTGCAGTAGCAGCCACCACGGTTTAATCAAAACAGCCGTAAATTCTTTACTTTTACAGCAGTATCTTGTATAATCAGAAGATGAATACCAACGACTTGATAAATCACGCCCGTGCTAGATTTGACCATGAAGTGGCACGACGTGTGTTAAAGGAAAAGTACGAAGCCAAAATGTTGTTTGCCCATTGTGGTGGAATGTTCCGGGCTGGTCCAGAATTGATCAACATCTTAAATTGTTGTACTTGTAACAAGGCTGTGATTTTAGATTTATATGAAACTCCGGTGAGTGTGGATGTTCTTGAACTTAAAAAGTTGGCCGAGCAACGCTGGCAAGAACAAATGACTGCCTGGCAAATCGAATTTGAGGAAACATCAAAAAAAAGATGACCACGGGTGCATTGATATTTGCCTTCAACAATGAAAAAATTGATTATGTAAGTTTGGCTGCTTGGAACGCAAAAAACATACAACGCCATCTGGGCATTGGCACAGCAGTTGTTACCGATGCAGACACTGTTCCTGATGCGTTTGAACATGTGATCAAAATTGATCCTGATATGACAAACACCGAGTCAAGATATTTTGAAGATATCAAAACTTCGGTAACCTGGCATAATCGCAATCGCATGGACGCATTTGAGGTGTCGCCATGGCAAAAAACTATTTTGCTAGATGCTGATTATGTGGTGGCCAGCAACAGTCTATTGCCAACACTGGAATGCAAGCAGGATTTTTTGTGCTACAAGGATGCATATGATGTTTCGCACGTGACTGATTTTAGTGGCCTCAACTCCTTTGGTTCCATGTGTTTGCCCATGTGGTGGGCCACGGTAGTTGTGTTTGAGAGGTCACGCAAAGCAAAAATGATATTTGACTGTATGAAAATGATTAAACAACATTGGTCACACTATAGAAATCTGTACGGCATACAAAAAAAGACCTACCGAAATGACTTTGCCTTGAGCATAGCCCTGGGCATAGTAAGTGGACAAACCTGGCGGGCAGAATCGTTGTCAGGTAGCATGGCCTCAGTCATGCCTGAACATGAATTAACACAGCTGGATACGGATCACTATCAAATACGGTATCAGAATCGTGATAACCAACCGCGCACAATATCTTGGAAAAACATGGACTTTCATGCCATGGGCAAAAGCCACCTGGAGGCCATAATTGCGTCCCATTGAAGAACAAGGCTACCTTGTGGTGGCCACACAACATTATGTTCACAACGCTGTAAAATTGATAGAAAGCTTTAGGCAACAACATGCCACGGCGCGAGTGTGTCTGCTGACTGACCAAGCTCTTGAGCACAAACTTTTTGATCATGTTAGAATCATAGACAATCCCAATCTTGAAAATGCCTGGGCCAATGACTGGCAAGTATTTCGAAAATCTCCATTTAGAGAAACCATCAAACTTGAAGCTGACATGTTGATAGCATCACCTATTGATCACTGGTGGTCTTTGTTTAGACATCGTGATGTTGTTATCAGCACCGGTTGCCGTAACTGGCACGGTGAACTCAGCACAGCTAGACAATATCGTAAAACTTTTGATGCCAATTGTTTGCCTGATGTCTATAATGCCATCACCTACTGGCGTTTGAGTCAAACAGCCAAGGAATTTTTTGATTGTGTTCGTGACATATTTGAAAACTGGGAACATTATAAAAAGCTGATTAAATTTCCTGAGTCAGTGCCCAGTACCGATTTGGTTTATGCCATGGCGGCGGTAATTGTAGGGCAAGACAAAGTTACCATGCCCTTTACAACATACCCACAGGTGGTGCACATGAAGTCGCATCATGCTGGCACACAAGGCAGGGATTGGACCAAAGAATTGGTATGGGAAATGGATCCATTGCGCATAAACACTGTGGCACAGTGGGGAGCCTTTCACTATCATGTCAAGGATTGGATATGAATCTTGAAGAATTAGTAGATATTTTAACCAACACCCCAAAACCGCAACCGGTATTTTATCGTCTTTATCATGACGACCATGGCAATGCCTTGTTTTACAGTATGCAAGATGTGCCGGGCAAATATATTGAAATTGATCGCGATACCTATGCAAAAAACAGCATGCGGGTGAGAGTAGTCAATGGAGAATTACAAGAAGTGGCCTGGCGAACGGTCACTAAACTTGTGCCAAGCACTAGTGGTACCGCCTGTCACAAAACCAATGTGGCCGTGGTAGTTGATACAGATACCAACATAAAATGGAGTATGAAATGCACAGAGTTGATGTCGCAGACTTAGACTGTATATTTTTAACATATGATGAACCAAATCGCGAGGAAAATTGGGTCAAAATTAAGAACATGGTACCATGGGCCCAGCGTGTGGATGGTGTTAAAGGGTCTGACGCCGCTCACAAAGCCGCCGGCGAAGCAAGTAGTACCGAGCGTTTTATTCTTATTGATGGCGACAACATTCCAGATTCTGCGTTCTTCAATCTCACACTAGAATTCCCCACAGCAGAATACGAGCAGGCAGTGTTTCGTTGGCGTGCAAGAAATCATATCAACGGACTCATGTACGGCAACGGTGGTTTGAGTTCGTGGACTCGTACCTTTGTCAAGAATATGCGCACACACGAAGCCACTGACGGGCGCAGTGAAACCGAAGTTGAATTTTGTTTTGATCCCCTGTATTGGCCCATGTATAACTGTTATTCAACCACGTATCCCAATGGTTCGGCATTTCAGGCCTGGCGTGCAGGATTTCGTGAAGGTGTCAAGATGTGCCTGAACAAAGGTGCTCGTCCCACCGTGGACGAATTCCGTGAACGAGTACATCATAGAAATCTTGATCACCTGACCATATGGCACAACGTAGGTGCTGATGTTGACTACGGATTATGGGCCATGGCTGGTGCCAGGCAGGGCACTTACATGACCATGTTGACCGGCTGGGATCATCGTGAGGTTCAAGATTTTGATAAACTTGCTGAGTTATGGAAAACTGTGGCCAACACTGATCCACGCTTGCTGGCCAATCGCGTGGGGCCTGATCTTGGCGGCGAGTTAGATTTGCCAATGAGCATGCTAGATGTTGATCAAAGCAAGTTCTTCAAACATCACTATCGAAGTAATTGGCACAATATGTCGGTCATGACTAGAGAAATTGATGTAATAAGACAGCAGGAAGGTTGGTAAAACAGTATCATGCCCGAGCAAAATTATCTTGAACTCAAGTTAGAAAATGATTTATTACTGGAAACCTCAGAGTTTGTGAAGTTTTGTGTGGCTCATCAACAACAACATATTGTGCTACGGGTCAACAACGAAGCTCACTGTTTAACTTATTGTGGCGTGTATGATATTCTTGATCAGTTTGATTTTGCTTCTGTAACCATAATAACTGCCAATGCCTTGGAACAGCATCCGCAATACAAAATTGAAAAAAAAGTATGGACGCACTGGCTTCAAAATATTAAAACATTTGATTTTAATTATGATTATGCCTGGAATGAACAGAAACTGTTTGGGTGTTTTTATGGTAGACCCAGTGCGCCAAGACTGGGTATTGCCACACACTTGGCTCAGCATCATTCCAGCCGATCACTTATACGCACCAAATTTGATTTTGAACGAGAAGAATCTCGAAAACTTTTTGATTTGCAAAGACTGTTTGCCTGGCAACCAGAAATTATAAATCATTTACATTTGCTGAACAATCAACAATATATTGGTGATCAATACTATGATCGCGGTCACTACGATCAAGCCAACACTCTCAGTCACATGTATAAACATTTTTTGATTGACATTGTAGCGGAACCAGTTTGCGAAGGGCAAAGTTTTTACCCCACTGAAAAAGTTGTACGAGCCATGTTGTGTAAGCGGCCATTTATTGTCATGGCATCACAAAATTATTTGGAATACTTGCGTCAAATGGGGTTTCATACATTTTTTGAATTTTGGAATGAAGAATACGATGCTTATGATGCCAAGAATCGCTACATGAAAATACTAGATCTGATAGATCATTTGGCCAAAAAAACACATGCTGAAATGGTAGATCTTTATTATGCAATGACCTTTCAGCTAGAGCATAATTATAAGTTGATTGTCAGTCAATCTTATACCACAAAAATTTTACCAATATAACATGTCCAAACAAGTATTGATCACAGGCGGTGCTGGTTTCATTGCACATCACATGATTGAGCATATCATACAGACCACGACCTGGAACGTGATTTGCCTGGATCGTCTTGATTTCAGCGGAAATTTAAATCGTCTGCACGAGATATTAGCAAAATTTTTGCCGCAAGATCAAAGTCGAGTCAAGATTGTGTATCATGATCTCAAAGCTGAAATTAATTCTATGATTGCGGCCGATATCGGGCAGGTAGACTATGTGTTGCATCTTGCGGCCAGTAGTCATGTTGATCGTAGCATATCAAGACCCATGGATTTTGTCATGGACAACGTGGTTGGTACTGTGAATTTGTTGCAGTGGGCCAGAACACAAAACAATTTAGAAAAATTCATGTATTTCAGCACGGATGAAATTTTTGGTCCTGCACCTGCTGGTGTGGCCTACAAAGAACGAGATAGGTACAACTCTACAAATCCTTATTCAGCCAGCAAGGCTGCTGGCGAGGAAATGTGTGTGGCTTTTGAAAACACCTATGGCCTACCCATAGTGATCACACATACCATGAATGTGTTTGGTGAGCGGCAACATCCAGAAAAATTTATTCCACTGTGTGTGCGCAAGGTCCTGGCTGGTGAAACCATCAAGATTCACAGCAACAAGGACCGCACACAAGCTGGTAGCAGACACTACATTCATGCCAAGGATGTGGCTGCAGGTGCCATGTTTATTTTAAATGTCAGCCCTGACAATGTAGTTAAAGATTACGGCGGAGCTCGGTGTCCCAAATTTAATTTGGTAGGTGCTGAAGAAATTGATAATCTTGCTCTGGCTCAATTGGTGGCGCAGTCTGTGGGGAAACCTTTGCATTATGAACTTGTGGATTTTCACAGCAGTCGCCCAGGGCATGATCTTAGATATGCACTCAACGGTGATTTCATGGCTTCCCTGGGCTGGAAGCCAACAATCAAACTGTCGGATCGCATTCAGCAAGTGGTAGCATGGACCCTGCAAAATCCGCAATGGATACAATCATGACCAAGCCTGTGTTACCTTTTGTGGAAATCATGGCCACACAGGCCTGCAATATCAGTTGTACAGGTTGTACAAATTACAGTGATCTCAATCACAAAGGATGGTTGTCCTGGGAACAAGCTCGAGCACAAATTACGCCATGGCTACAACGAGTCGACATTCCTGATTTTGGTATTCTTGGTGGAGAACCTTTGTTGAATCCTGAAATACGCGACTGGATCCGTGGCATAAGAGAACTCATGCCCAAGGCACAGATAAGATTTACCACAAATGGGTTATTGTTAGACAAGAATCTTGATATCGTTGATTTAGCAGCAGAAGTGGGAAACATTGTTTTTAAAATTGGAGTACACACAGACAGTTTAGCCATTGAACAAACAATTGATTATATTTTAAATAGATTTGATTGGCAACCAGTGACCGAGTTTGGTATCAATCGGTTACTCACTAAAAACAAATTTAGATTTCAAATAAATCGGCCAACTACTTTTTGGAAAAGTTTTCGAGGTGACTATACAAACATGCAACCTCACAACAGTAATCCAGCCGAGGCTTTTTCAATTTGTTGCCAGAAGACTTGTCCATTACTATATCAAGGAAAAATATACAAATGCAGCACCAGTGGTTTACTGTTAGATGTGTTAGAAAAATTTGGGCACCAAGACAACACCGAGTGGCTTCCGTTTATTAGCCAAGGATTACAGCCAGATTGCACAGATCAACAATTACAAGAATTTTTGAATAATTTTGGACGTCCACACAAGATCTGTGGCCAATGTCCAACACAAAAAGATCTGGGCAGTAAAATAGTGCATCTACAAAACGTGCATACCAAAAAAATCAAATCATGAACACGTGCTTGCCAATATCTGTACAAACACAAGATCGAAAAATTTATCGTAAAGATAGATTAGTTGCGGCCTTTTTTCAAGCACGAGAACAGAATAAAAATTTAGAAATAGATTTTTACCCTGAGGGTAGTTGTGCCACGTCATTGCGATTGTATGAAATTTTGGATGAACTTTGTGAAAAATACAATTTTGATAAATCACGAATCACAATCAAAACTGCCAATCTTTTAGAACAACATGATCACTACCGTATAGTTTGTGTTCCTAGTTACTGGTATGAGATTCGGGAAATCCAGGCCTGGGTGACCAAGAATTCCATAGATACTGGAATTATGCCCACGCGGCATTTTGGTTGCTTTGTGAGTAGAAGTACCTGGTCCAGACTATGGGTTTCCACGTATCTTAACAAACATCACGCAGATAAAACTTTGCAAACTTATCACTATGATCGTACCAGACAAAACTACAATGGCAACGGCTATGTGGGTCTTGATGATCTTTTTCAGTTTGGTTGCAATATCATACCTGACTGTGCAAATTTTTTGACCACGTGTCCTAGAACCATTGATCTTGATTTTTTAAAAACGTATAAAAATGCAAAATCGTTATTTCAGCACGGCGACAGTTACTATCCAATTCAAGTACCTGCCAACATGAATTTGCTGAACTACTATCATGACATATTTGTAGACATTGTTACAGAACCAAATGTCATGGGCACAAACTTTTTAGTCACTGAAAAACTTTGGAGATGCATTGTGGCCAGGAGACCTTTTATTGTGCTTGGTACTGCAAACTATTTGCATAATTTGAGAAAGTTGGGATTTGACACTTTTTATCAGTACTGGGACGAGAGTTATGATGGACAAATTGGACAAACCAGAATTGGTCATATGCTAGAAGTTATTGACAGGTTGGCGACTTGGGATACTGAACAATGCAGTCAGACACTCAACCGCATGCAACCCATACTTGATCATAATTTACAAGTTTTTAAATCGCTTGATTACAACAAACTTGCCAAGGTATTTGACATCAATGACTGATAAATCAGATTTTTACTCAGCCGCCGAACACATGCGTGATGTGCTAGGCAAAGGCATGTGCCTGGCCAAGTGGAAACAGGTAAGCCTGCACTTGCCTACCGGACTCAATAATTCATGTTATCACCCACCTTTGCATGAAATACCAGCTGATTTGTTGACTTCCAATCCCAGTGCCTTGCACAACACTCCTTACAAAAAACAGCAAAGACAGATCATGCTACGTCAAGAACGTCCGCAAGAATGCAGTTATTGTTGGGCCATGGAAGACAACGGCAAACTCAGTGACAGACATTATAGAAGTGGTGAGCCTTGGGCTGCCAAAGATTTTGATACGATCATAAATTCCACAGGAGATGAAGATGTTTTACCTAGTTATGTTGAAGTCAATTTTAATCATGCTTGTAATCTTAAATGTAGTTACTGTAGTCCACAATTCAGTTCAACCTGGCAGCAAGAAGTGGATCAGCTTGGCGCTTATCCTACTAGCACTCAACACAATGATCCTGATTATTTTAGGGGTCGCCGTAAGCCTATTCCTGTTCGCGAACATAATCCATACGTAGAAGCCTTTTGGCAGTGGTGGCCTACTTTGTATCCAGAGTTAGAACATTTTAGAATGACTGGTGGTGAGCCGCTCATGGACCGGAATACCTATCGTGTGTTTGATTATGTGCTAGAGAATCCTAGCAAAAAATTGCATCTAAATGTGACCAGTAATTTCACTGTGGAAGAAAATTTGTGGAAAAAATACAAAGACTATGTGCGAAGGCTGTGTGACACTGATGATGTCAAACTGGAACACTTCATGCAGTATGTCAGTCTTGATGCCTGGGGCGCACAGGCCGAATACATCAGACACGGTCTAGATTTTGAATTGTTGTGGGATCGAGTCAATCAATACCTGGAAGAAATACCTTATAGAAACAGTTTGACATTTATAGTGACCATGAACAATTTGAGTGTAACCACACTGGCAAATTTGTTTGCTGGCATCCTTGGGTTAAGACAAACCTACAGCAAAACCTATCAACGTGTATGGTTTGACACACCAGTATTGCGTCAACCAGAGTGGCAAAGTCTACAGATTCTACCTGAAAGTTATGCTGAAAAATTAGAACACTTGTGGGCCTGGATGATTCGACAAACAGAACGTCCTGAAGATCCATTTCACGGTTTCAAGGATTATGAAATTGCCCGGCTGGATCGAGACATAGCCTGGATGCGTAGTGGTCAGAACCTGGACCCTGCAGTATTACAGTCCAGAAAAGCTGACTTTTACAGATTTTTCAACGAACATGATCGCAGGCGCGGCACTGACTTTTTGAAGACTTTTCCTGACATGGCCTCTTGGTGGAAGGAGTGCGAATATCATGCTAGGCAATCATAAAGTGGTTGTTGACGAGTGGGCTGAAGTCTGGGACCTACTACGGCCTTATGCAGATGCAAGTTTTTGGCGTTGGGAAGACGTACCGCTTGATCCAGATACCATATATGTTGTGGGACGAGTGGTACTCAAACAAAATTGGATCAGTATTACTGAGTGGGCAAAGCGTCATCCTGGTAAGATAATTTTTAGTAATCCAGCCGAAGGTAGTCAAACCATACTGTTACAGTTACAACGCATGCGCATTGTTGATTTGGTAAAAAATGGTTCGATAGGTTTGTTGACTTCAGGAGATCTTGAACCAGGCTGGAAATATTGTCAAACCGACTGTTACTTTTCCAATATTGTAGAATATTTAGAAAACATAGATGCCCACACATATTCAAGTCAGGTTAGAGAAAAAATTCAAAAACCTTATAATTTTTTGATGCTGAATGGTCGACTACGGCCACATCGTAAGGCCTTGATCGACGCACTGCGTGAAAAAAATTTATTGGATCGGGCCCTATGGACCAATCTTGGCAGCAGAGTTGAAATGGAGTTTACCAGTCAACTGCAAACCAACAAATTAGAATCCATAAGATTGTTGCCGCCCGAATACGAAATTGAGCGTGCAAGGCCCAATCTAACTGCCAGCATGTACACTGACGGTGGATTTGTCAAACACCAATTATTCAATAATACCTGGGGCGATGCCATTGTAAATCCACAGGCCTATATTGACACCTATTTTAGTCTAGTTACGGAAACCATATTTGATTATCCTTACACTTTTAGAACAGAAAAAATTTGGAAACCCATGATCATGCAACACCCCTTTGTGGTGGCGGCCAACACAGGTTATTATCGAGATTTGCGAAAAGCTGGGTTCCGTACTTTTGATCATTTAATTGATGAAAGTTTTGATCAAATTGACAACAGTGCCGACAGAATTTCGCGTATAATACAAGTTGTTGATGCAATAATTTCTAATGGTGCAGATGAATTCTTAAAAGCCAGTGAAGATGTATGTAAATATAACTATCTGCACCTGCGCGAACACAATCAACGTGAGCGTGATCAATTGCCTATGAAATTAACCCAGTATATCAATGAATGATTTAGAATTTCGTCGTCAAGTATTGGACACTAAAAGTGCCAGCTTTTGTGCGGCCAAATGGTACAATGCCACCATATGGTTGGGCTCAGGTCAGACCACTAGTTGCCATCATCCACCAGCACACACTATTGGAGAAGAGTTTCGAATCAACCCGCGGGCAATTCATAACACTGCTCAAAAAAAAGAAGATCGTCGCATGATGTTGGCTGGTGAAAGACCACCTGGATGCGAGTACTGCTGGAAGATCGAAGACATGGGCGTGGATGCTGTGAGTGATCGTGTGTACAAAAGCAAAATTTATCCTATCGAGGCCCTGGATCAAGCATTTGGCACACCGGTCGAAGCCGACGTGAATCTTCGCACGCTGGAAATTGCTTTCGATCGCACTTGTCAATTTGCCTGCTCGTACTGTAATCCAGCGTTCAGTAGCACCTGGGTCAAGGACATCAAGAACAACGGAGCCTATGAAAATTTAATCAGCGACGGGCGCAATCATTTTACACACGAACACGACAGTGCTCAACTCTATCGCTTTGGCGAAACCAATCCCTATGTTGAAGCCTTTTTTGCCTGGTGGGAAACAGACCTGCATCGTACTTTGCAAGAATTAAGAATCACTGGCGGTGAACCAACCATGAGTGGCGAGCTATGGAAGTTGATTGATTGGTTCAAAGACAATCAAGGCAAGAGCCAAACACGCTTGGCCATCAACTCAAATCTGGGCATGGATCGTCTCCGGTTGTTGGACTTTATCAAACGTGTGGAAGGTATTCCGCACCTGGAAATTTACACCAGCATGGAAGCCACTGATGCTCAAGCCGAATACATCAGAGATGGTCTGGATTACGATCTATGGATGCACAATGTACAAGAATTGTTGGAACACGATGACATACGTGCTGTGCATTGTATGTGTACTATCAACGCCCTGTGCCTGGACAGCCTACCAGATCTGCTGGATCAATTGATGCGACTCAAACAGGTTTATACCCGTGAGCGTGTGAACTTTACATTGAACATATTGAGATTCCCCAGCTTCCAGAGTGCCCTGGTCCTGCCAGATGCCATACGTACACAGTACAGACACAATCTTGAAACCTGGTTGAAACTCAATCAAGCCAATCCCTTGTTGCACGAGCATGAAATCAATCACATGCAGAGATTGATCGACTATCTTGATGTGGTCAAGACCCCGCACAGTGACACATTTGAAATGCCAAAACTGCACAACGATTTTAAAAAATTCTATCAACAATATGATCAACGACGCAACAAAAACTTTGTTGATACTTTTCCTAACCTAGCCGATTGGTTCAATGACATACCAGTATAACAGTGCAGACCTAGTCAAGCCGGTAGAGCTGACTGAACGTGAAGAATTTTTACTAAAAGATAGTAAAACATTCTGCATCTATCCTTGGATACACTTGCATGCCTATCCCACAGGTGAAGCCTATCCTTGTTGCCATGCTGAAATGAAACCCGGGGTTGTAGGAAACTGTCGCGAAAAAACCCTGGCAGAGATATGGGTTGACGAACCCATGCAACGACTACGCAAAGACATGCTGACAGAAACACCCAACCCGGCATGCACAAGATGTTATGAACAAGAACAAGCCGGATTCTTCAGTGGCAGAAAAAGTGCCAACAAGCATCACGGACACCATATCAAGAAGTTGGAATCAAATCCATTTGAGATGACCTACTGGGACATACGATTCAGTAACTTGTGCAATCTCAGTTGTCGTAGTTGCGGGCATATTTTCAGTAGTAGTTGGTACCAAGATCAAGCTGTGCTGGCTGGCCCTGAATGGAAGAGCAACAATAAGCCTTTGAACTATGCTGGACGTACCGAAACCGACATCTGGGAACAATTGATTCCGCATCTTGATCATGTGGAACAGATTTACTTTGCCGGTGGCGAACCGCTCATGATGGAAGAGCATTACAACATTCTTGAGGAACTAGAACGCCGTGGCAGGTTTGATGTGCGTTTGATTTACAACACCAACTTCACACACGTCAAGCTCAAAGATCGCTGGGTGTTTGATTATTGGAAAAAGTTTAAATCAGTGGCAGTGGGTGCCAGCTTGGATGCCATGGGTCTGCGTGCCGAATACATTAGGAAAGGCACAGTATGGAAGACGGTTGAAAACAATCGACGCCAGATGCTGTTGGAATGTCCACATGTGGACTTTTATATCAGCCCCACCCTCAGTATATTAAATGCCTGGCACCTGCCCGATTTCCATCGTGACTGGAGCGAAAAAGGTCTGATCAGACCACAGGATCTCAACGTGAACATACTGCAAGACCCGGCCTACTATCGCATAGATATCGCACCTACGGAATACAAACAGAAGTTGCGTAAAAAGTTTGAAGAACATCTGGCATGGTTACAATCACAAGACATGTTGAATCGTGCCAGCGTGGGATTTGAAAGTGCCATAAACTTCTTGATGAACACTGACAACACTGCACTGATACCCAAGTTTTGGGACAAGACCAATCAACTTGATAGCATACGCAATGAAAATCTATTGCGAGTCATTCCTGAACTTGAGGCTCTTAAATGAACTTGCCACACGATCAATTTTGTGTATTACCTTGGATCAGCTTAGAAGCCAGTCCCATTGGCACTGTGAGACCTTGTTGTTTAGCTGACGACGAAATTGTAGATGAACAAGGCGAAAAATTCAATTTGTCTTCAGCCAACTTTGGAAGCATACAATCTAGTCGTCACATGACACAGCTCAGACAAGATTTCTTGTCGGGTAAAAAACCACAAACTTGTAGAAAGTGTTGGAACGAAGAACGTGCTGGTCGTACCAGCAAACGCATGCACACTCTTGACAGACTCAAACATATTTTGCCCGATCAGGAGTGGACGCAGGATGCCAAACCCTTGATGTTCTTGGATCTCAAATTGGGCAATATCTGTAATTTGAAATGTAGAATTTGTGGCTCCTGGAGCTCCAGTCAATTTGCCACAGAAGAATTGGCTGACATGCCTTTGGAAACCGACAAAAAAACTACCTTTCCCTATCAAATGTTGCGTGCGGGATCATGGCCCAGAGACAACAAACAATTTTGGCAACAAATTGACCAGCACCTACACGATATTAGGTACATTGAATTCACTGGTGGTGAACCATTCATGATTCAAGAACACTTTGACATGTTGCAAGGCATAGTAGATCGCGGCATTGCGCATCAAGTGGAAATACACTACAACACCAATGGCACTCAATGGCCCGAACAGGCCGAACAAATATGGCAACATTTTCGCACAGTGGAAATTGCATTCAGCATCGATGACATTGGTGAAAGATTTGAATATCAACGTAGCAACGCTGTCTGGACTGAAGTATGTGCGAATCTTGAAAAATTCAACAAGTTAAAACAGCGACATTCAAATATTGTGCTACAAATTTGTACCACAGTGAATGTTTTCAACATACGGTATCTTGATCAAGTGGCTGCTTGGATTGACTCTCATAAAGAAAATTTTAACTTTGTGTACTGGAATATCATGCATGATGCCTGGTATTTCAGTATTTCTACCTTGCCAGACACAGTGAAAAAATCCTTGACAGAATACTTGACGTCTGTTGCGATACCAGAACAGTACAAATCAGAAATTCAAGGCATAATTGAATTTATGAATCGTGGTGCTTCCACAGATGGATTCATGTTAAAATTAAAAATAAAAGATCTAGATCGCAAGCGCGGTCAAAATCTTGCTCTAGTAGAGCCAGAGTTTGCTCAATTGATTGACTATGCCGGCCCCTAAGCAAAGACCTGAAACCCTGTGCATGGCTCCGTGGACGCATACCTATCTTAGTCCACAGACCGAACGGCGCATGTGTTGTGCCAGCCGAGAACCTGCGCAAAACTTTGAGCAGTACATAGACACGTCCTCAGGCACAGGCGAATATAGTCCCGTGGCTCTTGATGAACACTGGAATAGTGAACACATGAGAAGTGTGCGACTGCGTATGATGCGTGGGGAAACCCTGCCCGAATGTGAAGTATGCAACAACAAGTTATTGAACACTGATGTATATCGAGACTATTTCAATAGACTGTTCGAGCACAAGTATGAGGAATGCATGCGTGCTACGGATCGCTATGGATTTACCAAGGTGCGCCCTGTGAGCTGGGATTATAGATTCAGTAACCTATGTAATTTTAAATGCAGAATGTGTGGAGACATGTTGAGCTCTAGCTGGGAAACTGAACAGCGTCAACATGACATGATTGACTGGTCAGATAAAAAAAATACCTGGATGCGTCCTGAGGTTCGTGAACGTATTTCACTCTATCAAGACACGCAAATTGAACATGAATTTGCACTGGCTGTGGAACAACATCGAGTAGAAGAAGTGTATTGGGTCGGTGGTGAGCCACTCATGTATGAACAGCACTGGCGTTATATGCGTCGTATCATCGAACTAGGCGATGGTCCTCGAGTGTATGCCAGATACAACACAAATCTCAGCAGGATAGACTACAAAGGAACAAATCTTTACACAGACATTTTGGCACACATACGTGATTGGCAGATATGTGCCAGTCTGGATGGGACTGGAGCCACCGGTGAATACATTAGAACAGGCTTAAACTCTGAATCCTGGTTGGCAAATTTTGTGCAAGGTCGTCGGCTGGCCTCTCATCGCAGGCAAATGCGTATAGACTTTACTTTGACTTTGCCAGGACTTTTCCAAGTCGAGAACATAAACAGTCTTGCACAAAGTCTAGATGTAGATGTTCTAGCCAAGGTTGTTTTCAGTTTTACACCAGACATTATCATGAGTCCTTTGGCCTTGCCTAGACAGTTATTAGACGATACAGTAGACCGTTTGGCGGATCGTATACCAGCCGGTGCCTTGAAGGATGTGTTGTTACAGCTCAAACAGCGACCTACATTTGCGGAACAATGGCCCACTGAGTGGCAGGCTGGACTTGCAAAAGGCAAGCGTCGTGTGTTAAAATTAGAACAAATACGTGGTGATACCTATACCATGGCAGATATACTCAGACCCAATCAGGAAATATATGACTGGTACCAAGCAATCGCTACTTGATGTTGTAGAAATAGATCTAGGTACCGCAGAAGATCGTTTGCGTGTGTATGCCAACATCTATGACAACAGTCTCAGTCGCAAATGGCTAGCGGCCTTGAATGATTTGCTGATCAATCAATACCACCTGGAAAAGAACTACTGTTTTTTTGGATTTGCCGATGGTCCCAGGAACGGACCTTATCTGTTAGAACAAATCAATAACAGTATACAAGCTATTAACAAGTCCGGTATAGGCTATCACATTGACGATTATTTTGATATGGCCAACAGTGTGGATGAGTCAGACGATGTTGATCACAATCATTTCAATCAACTACACAGATACTTTGAAGACTTGCAAGGCGGCAGTGGCCACATCAGTGATTACTACTGGCAAGCTGACAACGCCACACGTTGGCATATTAGACAACTGAACTTGTTGTGCCATGAATTTGAAAGTTGGCAACTGAGCTGGCGGAAAAAACACACGGCACCGATGTGGCAACGACCCAGCCAACTCATGTGCTGGCTGAGTGCGCCACGTTTTGTTTTAGATGAAGCGGATTACGAACTGTTTGGCATAGAAACAATAAATCGTAGCCTGGGCGGAGTATATGTAGGCGTCAACAAAGCAGTTGGCAAACATCACTGGGAAGTGTTTCAGGATGAAGGCCGCGACAGCAGGATAGGCGAGCTGACTACTACCAGCCTTAAAGCTCAAACTGAAGCCGCTGGAGACTTTGACATAGAGTGGGCCAACAATCCAGGCACATTTCCTTGGCAGATAAAACAACTAAAAGAGTTTCGCGAATGGCTAACGGTCAATGGCTTTGATCCCGAAGATCGTAGCTTGACCATTGGACATCCGCAGGTGGGACAAGTGGATTTAATCCGCAGTTTTGGCTCGGAAGATTATCAAGAGATTTGGGCGCAGTTAAATACTCATTTAAATGTGCATGCTATTCGCACCAGCACTGCACGTGCCACTTATGAATATTTGTGGTCTGACCCAGACTACATGCAACAACAACTGAGGAACATGAAATGAAATGGATTCGTAATCTCATCGAACGTATACGTCTTGAAATACGCTATAGAAAAAAACTAAAAGAACTACGCAAACGCGATCCGTTCATTTATAAATGATCACTCCTTGTGTAAACATCTGTATCATGACCAATGGCGTGTGCGAAGGGTGTGGTCGCACCATTGATGAAATTGCAGAGTGGACCTTGTATACCGATCAAGAGCGGCTGACAATCATGCAAAGACTAGGACATGAGCAACATACTGGGAATTAGTGCTGGATTTCATGATGCTGCTGTTACAGTAATTGATCGCCATGGCGACATACTGTTTGCTGCACACAGTGAGCGTTTTAGCAAGAAAAAAAATGATGCCAATCTGCATCCTAATCTCATGATGGACGCTATGCATTACGGTGATATCAATCACATTGCGTACTATGAACGTCCCTGGCTAAAACAATTACGTAGACTACGAAGTGGCGAAGGCATACAGTGGGATCAACTCACTGTCAAACAAATATTAACAAAACAACTGGGGTCAGCTGTGTGGCCTCAAATAAGCACTCACAATCATCACCTGTGCCATGCGGCTGCAGGTTTTCAAACCAGCCCATATGATCGTGCCACATGTGTGGTCATAGATGCCATTGGCGAATTTGACACAGTTTCAATCTGGGGAGCAGAATATGATAGTAAAAATCAAGCAAAGTATAAGAAACTTTGGAGCCAGAGTTACCCGAGGAGCATCGGGCTCTTTTATAGTGCAATTACTCAGCGAGTTGGCCTACACCCGCTAGATGAGGAATACATCACCATGGGCATGTCCGCTTGGGGTCAGCCACGATATGTAGCGGAATGTCGCGCCCTGTTGGCGGATAACCTGCACATAGGCATAGACCCCAACTGGTTGCCTGACGCAGTCAATGAAGACATAGCTGCATCAGCACAGATTTTAACAGAAGAATTGATATATACGATTATACGTCGTGCTAAGGATTTTGATTGGAGCACCAATCTGGTGTACCAAGGCGGCGTGGCTTTGAACTGTCTTGCTAATAGAAAACTCGGTGAATATTTTGAAAACATTTGGATCATGCCTGCTCCTGGCGATAGTGGCAATAGTCTTGGCGCTGCCGCATTGGCCCACGGAAAACGTTTACGCTGGAGGCATGCGTTTCTTGGCCACGAAATCCCAGGAGAATATCCTGTTGGCGCCGTCGTTGATCATCTACTATCAAATCAGATCGCTGGAGTTGCTAGTGGACGAGCCGAGTTTGGACCTCGAGCCCTGGGAAACCGAAGCCTCCTCGCCGACCCCCGAGGAATACATATAAAGGATCAAGTCAATGCGATCAAACGCCGCCAAAAGTTTAGACCATTTGCGCCAGTTATCCTCTCAGAGCATGTGGATGAATTTTTTGATATGCCCCGGGGTTGGAGTAGCAGTCCTTATATGCAGTCAATCGCAACTTGTCGCCGTCCTGACTTATTTCCTGCTATCTGTCATGTGGACAACACTAGCCGAGTACAGACTGTTGCGGCTGACGGCTCAGGCATTAGACGTCTCTTAGAGGCCTGGTATGCACGCACAGGCTGTCCCATGTTGCTGAACACCAGCTTGAACATACGCGGTGAACCCATGGTCAATGATCGTCGAGATGCAGATAGATTCGAACAACTATACGGTGTGAAAGTTTTTAGTTAAAGATAAGTTTCAAGACCGCCACGTCTGCGTAAATCCTGAGTGCAACAACTTATGCCACCATCCCAAAAATAACTGTGACGCAGTTCTGAAATAATAGGGTTGATTCGGTGACGTTTGCAGTAATCAAATACTTCGCGATTGTAGGCACTGAATATCACATTTTCTTCATCTAGCACAAGACAGTTGACATCAAACACCGTTTCAGCCACAAAGCCAGTCCACTTGTTCAAATAGGTGTCTACAAATTGAGTGAACTCAGGTGTGGGAGTTTGTCCTTGCACATACCAGGCCCCAGGATTTGATTCGTATTTGAACTTGCCTACCTCCATGGCGGCCCAAATTGAACTATCCCAGATTTTACATATATCCCAGCCAGGAAAATCTCTGGCAAGATCAAGATTAACATCGTGCTTGCTGCTCAACAACACGCCTGGCTTGAGAATAGCAAACACGGCATCGCCGTGACCATCTGTGACAGCTTCGTGTATTCTATACTCTGGCCCCAGCACATTGTCCACAATCCAGCGTGTTTGTTCTGGCTTCAAGAAATCACTGTTGTCAAAAAACACATCACGGCCCACACGCACAATACACGAAGCCGACGCACCATTCAAGATACAATCTGGATCCCAAGCACTGCGATGTGGGTTAACCACCGATTCTGAAAACTTGGTGCAGACCTTGTCCAGTTCTGGCACTGCCAACACACGCAACAAACGATCACCTAGAGTAATTTGCCAATCTCTGGGAGTCAAGGGCGGTAGTGGAGCTCCCCCGCCTTCGGTTTGAAACCACACAAATTCATCTTTGTTAGGCAGTTCAGGTCTGTGAACCAGGGCACCATACTGTTCAATTGTACGTTGCAGATTGTCAAGATCTTCCTGGGTTTCAGCCAGGATCTGTTGTAGTTGACAGCGTACCTGAGCATTGTCAATGAAATCAAAGTAATCGGGCGTGTAAGCACGACCCACAATGACTTCTTCAAGTGGTTGCCACGAGGTGTATGAATTAACTTTGGCCATGGATTTTTTGATGCAAGTTATTTAAACGATCTAATTTTGATGTTGCAAATAGTCGTTGATTGTGATCAAGATCCGCCTGGCACTGTTTGTATAGACTATCTAGACCCTGACTATGCGCCTGTTTGATAGCTTCGCACAATTTGATCCATCTATGAGTGTGATTGGGTTCTAGATCATATGTGTTATCTAACACATCGTCAAACACTCGATATCCTAGATCACGCAATTGTTGTAGACTGCCAGCACCGCCAGCAACAAAAAACAACTGACCATGTTTGATGGGTTTAAATGTTTTTTCCGTGATAAAAGCACCGCCGCTTTGATCTACATCAAATTGACTTTCTAACACAATGTTGCAATAGCTGTCAACATGGTATTTGAATACGGTAATTCCATGATCATTGCGTTGATCCTGCGTGAGATCGTCGCTGAAGTAGGGTGTTTGTGATACAAACTTCTCCAGTGACCAACGCAATTGTGAAATACTGTCAATCTCCAGCGGGTTGTCGCAGGTGCTGTCTTGATCAGTGGGTTTTTCGCAGTAACTCCAGTAACTGTTTTCCAACAAATTGTTTTTTTTCAAATCAGCCATGATTGTGGCTCGCCACCATTTGTGCAGTCTAGACAGCACTGTGAAATCTTTCGAACGTGGTCGTGTGTGTATGGGCAAAGGTGCTTCACGGTTACGAGCATGATACCAAAGTTCAAAATCTACAAAATACACAAAATTTTCTAGATTCTCGGCTGCGCTGTTGCTGCTCACAAACACATAACAATTTTTAGGTAGTGCATGTTGTTGCACCAAGCTGTCAAGTCTTGATTTTATGCGTTGCGGGTTGTCGCCCTCATGATACAAAAATAACACACGCAGTTGATGTTGTTTGAGTCGGTTGCGCACAGCAGACCCCATGAGTTCAAAATAGTCAATTTCAAAATCAAAAAATCCTATACCAATGGGATAAAAAGTATTTTCTGGCAGTGATGATTGCAGTTCATGAATATTGATTTTGGCTCCATGTACTTGACAATATTCTTCCAGGCGCAAGGGAATGGTGTAGGGCCAGTGTTGTCCAAATTCTCTCCAGCTTTGAGTATACGGCCGGCCCTGATGTCGAGCTAGAGCTGGATATATTTTGCCCTTGATGGTTCTGTCTGCTACAAAATTAAATTCTAAATTCATCAAACATTCCTAAAAGTTCGGTCCAAAGCCGTTGACTAAATCCACCGTTGTAAAAATGATCAAAGTTATGCTCTACCACGGGCAAGCATCTGCGGTGTATTTCTTGACGCTCTTGCTGGCTCAAATTGTCAAGGTCTTTAAGTAATTTTACAATCTTTTCCATGCGCAGTCTATCATCGATTTCTTCATCATAGCTTTCATCAAATATGTCACCAAAGGTTTGGAATCCATATTCACGCATGTATGCCAAACTGCCTGCTGGTGCTACCAACACAAAAGGCATTTCTAGAGCAATGGCCTTGAAAGTTTTTTCTGTGATATGCAAACGGCGTCCAAAATATACAGTTTCTGTGGCCACGTATATCAAACTGTCAGCAGACTCTTCAAAATTGGTAAGCCAACAGCTGGCCATGTGTTGTGTGTCCTCGCCGCTGAACAATCTTGGCAATGTGGCTGCGGCAAACACTTGCTCAATGTCGGGATATATGTTATTATACTTAGAAGCAACTTGTGCTATATCAATGTTTTCGTACACACATGTTCTTGGAGCACTGATATGATTGTGCGCTAGATCATGTTTGAACACGTTATAAAGAAACAATACTCTATGATCACGCTTGCCACCTACTATGCGATTGGGACTGATAAAAGTACGACTGGGTCGACGATTGCGAGCTCGAGCGATCAGAAAGGTTTTATCGTATCCACGGAACCAGTCCTGACTGGCCCAGCCGTGGAAAAAGTAGTAATGTGGAGTCCAGCCATACTGTTTGCACATAGCATCCACAAATTCTCCGCGTTCACTGACCACAATGTGTCCAGGTGGTGTGTTTGGATATAAAATATCTCGATTACGTCTTTTTACATCTTGAAACAGGGGTTCGTGTAGATCCAGCCACACTGGTTCTTGATCATGCATGTAAACATAGTCGGTTTCTATGATGTCATCCCTACCAAGATTAAATAAATGATCCTTGTCAGTGTGCCCAAACGGGTCACAAAAAAACAATCTTGTGCCTGGTCTGTGTTGTGCAAACCAAGGCCAAAATGTATGGTTGTAAATTTCATCAATTCTAATCATGTTTGACGTATTTTATATTGGGACTAAACCAAATTTGTTTGCGCATGAGAAACCGTGTCGTGATATCACGCATGCACAGGAATTAAGTGGCACACGTTTTTGTTGGGTAGTGGATTATTTAACCGACTACACAGGCTTTGATTTTTTATGGGAACCCCCGCCCTGGCAGGCAGATTTTACACATGTTTGGCCCAGTCAGTGGGATCAGTACCATGCGGCATATTTGATTCCAAAACATGCCACAAGTCTTGATTATCACGCACACACCCAAACTCTTTGGCCCAAAAAGTTTCTAGACAATTATCAAACATTGGTGCCTTGTCAGTTTGATTATTCATGGGTGCCACACCCGTGGGAACCACCATACATTTATGTGTTTGGTAATCAACACTATGCCAGCACCATCATGCCCACGGTGGAATATTATACACCAGGTGCCACAGAACGAAAGTTTGTTGATGACATAGCGGCTAGACTGTTGCCCTGTCGTGATAATTGGGAAATTCTTGAACCCATAGACCAAGAATCCTGGGACTGGTCTTGGAGACCCGATCCAGGAGAACCTGCCTATATCTATGTGTTTGGCAATCAATGGAATCCGCCTGAATTCAAAGCCAGCGTGCGTTATGTTGTGCCCGGTGCCACACAAGTCAAATACATGGATCAGCGTACACGTCGACTACCACAGCCCGAACTGTTCCGTCACAATTTGCCTGTAGCAAAATTTGACTACTCATGGGAACCCAATCCGTTTGATCCGCCCATGACCTATGTGTTTGGAAATCAATGGAATCCAGCAGTGCTAGAGCCCACGATAGTTTACAGCACTGGCGGCACAGAAATCAAGTATGTGGATGACATTGTGGCCACGATAGCCCAGGAAATGACATCATGGACTCTGTTAGACGATATAGAAACATTTGATTACAGTTGGAGACCCAATCCCACAGATCCGCCTTATATCTATGTGTTTGGAAATCAGTGGCTGACTCCTGAGCAACGTCCGGCTTTGCGTTATGCTGTGCCTGGAGCCACTGAAATCAAATACATGCACGAACCTCGTGCTAGACGTGTAGGCAATCCTGAACTGTTTGTGCAATTGTATCCTTGTAACTTTGACTGGTCATGGGAACCTGACCCTGGAAGCCCGCCTTATATCTACGTGTTCGGCAATCAATACTACCCCGCTGAAGTCATGCCCACAGTAGAATATCATGCGCCAGGTGCCACCGAGCGGAAATACATGGACGTGCCCGCACAGCTATTGCCGGATGACACATCGGCCTGGAAACTGTTGCATACCTGTGAATGGGACAAAACCTGGCGTCCAGAACCAGGAAGTCCGGCCTACATTTATGTGTTTGGTAATCAGTGGTGGCCAGCAGAAAAAATGCCCACAGTAGAATATCACATGCAGGGTGCCACGGAACGCAAGTACATGACAGCGCCTGTGGCTCAACTACCTGTAGACATGACACAGTGGCATGTGCCCGAGGGCGTAGACGTGCGTGACATGGATTTTTCTTGGGTGCCCGATCCTGGTGAACCGCCTTACATATATCAGTTCGCTACACAACATCAAAAAACTGGTGGACCACAATACCGTGTGCCAGGCGCTGTTGAAGTCAAATACTTGGATATGATGCGTGCCACAGTCACTAAAGAAGCTGTGCCCATATTTGAAATTGATCACTTGGATGGCAATGCCGGGCAGATTCCCAATACGGTGCGCCGCGTGCGTTACTTTGACAACTATCGAGACACCTTGATTCGCTTGGCTAAAAACCTCAAAGGCGAATACGAACATATATGGGTGTGCAGTAGCGTTTGTGATTACACAGACTTTGACTTTAGTTGGCATCCAGAAATCTGGCAAAGCACCATGTTACATGTGTTTGCGTCAGACGGGGAAAAGTTTGGTGACACATTTTACATGCATGTGCCTACCTTTGCTGAACGTGCTGAGAAAAAAGAGTTGTTAGAATGGTACAGTGTAAACTATGTGTCACGTCGGAACGTGCCACGCAGGCCCTTGCCGATGATACAACACAATCATGACACACATGTCGAAGCAGTCAAAACCATGACATGGTCTGGGCCTTTGGCAGTGTTTGCCACAGAACCTGTAGAGCGAATTCCTCCTGTGCCACTATGGCGAGAAAAGACTAAAACGGTTGTGCCACTGAGTAAGGGTGCTAGTCAAGTCATAGTGCCCAAGGTGGCAGTGCCCTATATCAAAACTCAGTTGTATGATTATCCCTACATAGACAAGACACAACGACATCTTTGCAAAGAACAACCCTTGGACATAGTCTTCATTGACAACGGCGAACCCAATGCTGAATCTAATTATCAGCACCTGGTGGAAGTGGCCAGCCTGACTTGGCGCAATCGTATACACCGCAGTACAGGAGTCACAGGCCGTGTGGCCGCATATCATGCCGCAGCTGAACTAAGTAGCACACCTTGGTTTTTTGCTGTGTTTGCCAAGTTGCGTGTTGATAAAGATTTTGATTGGTTATGGCAACCAGACCGTATGCAGGAACCCAAGCACTATATCTTCCATGCGTTTAATCCTGTGAATGGCTTGGAGTATGGGCACCAGGCCATGATTGCCTACAACAAACGATTGGTCCTGGCCAACCCAGGCACAGGACTTGACTTTACCTTGGATTCAGCACACGAAGTAGTGCCTATACTATCAGGTACGGCCCACTATACAGATTCGGCTTGGATGGCCTGGCGCACTGCGTTCCGCGAAGTAATCAAACTGCGTCACAGTTTGCCCAATGTAGAAAACGAATACAGATTAAACAAGTGGCTACAAGAAAACAACGACAATGATCGTGCGATGTACAGTCATTTGGGTGCGCAGGATGCTGTGGAGTATTACGAATCTGTTAAAGGGGATGAAACAGAACTACGCAAGAGCTATGACTGGGCCTGGTTGGCCAGTTATGCTTTGATCAAACGCAATCTAACAGCGAGTCAATAACATACTCAACTTCTAGATCTGTCAGTTCAGGATAGATAGGCAAACACAGGGTTCTGCGACTCAAGGCCGACGCAACACTGAGTACATCGGGTCCTGGAAATTCATCGTAAGCTGGTAGCTCATGCAAGGGTTCCCAAGACAAAATCTTGGTTTCAATTCTGCGTATTTCAAGATTGCGTTGTAGGATATCACGCTTGTCTACATCAATCACAAACTTGTTGACAGCATGAGTTCTATGATTGGTCTCGTCTATGAGACTGCGTGCTCGAGTACCACGCAAGCGTTCCAGCCAATACCCTGCAATTTTACTACGTCTGCGTTGCCAGTCATCTAAGTACCGGGTTTTGACCATGAGTTGGGCACAGTCAACTTCACTCATTCTTGAATTGGTGCCAATCATTTGATGATTTGGTTTACCATTGTTGCGCCAACTTCGTGCAAAATCCAACATATTAATATCATCAGTAACTATGGCACCACCGTTGCCGTAACTGTTGAAATTTTTCATAGGGTCAAAACTTATGGCTGTTACATTGCCCACACGTCTACATGCATCACTGAGCCAGTGCTGAGCACCATCTTCAATTATGATAGCATTGTTGTTCAAGTATTCGTGTTTGTTGATGCTTTGCCCATACAAGCCCACGGCCACTGTGGCCTGTACACTTTGTTCACGATCAATTTTCTTATGATCCATTTGACCGTAGGCATCGGTATCTACTATGGTCACAGTCCAGCCAGCACGTTGAAAGGCATTTATAGTGGCCACATAAGTCATGGCCGGTATCAACACACGCGGTGGCCTAGGCATGTAACCTTGAGTGGCATAATATTCGGCAATGATTTCCAAGGCTTGTGTGCCCGAATGACAGGTTACAGCATATTTGGTACCGTTCTTTTTGGCTAGCCAATTTTCTAATTCGGCTGTGTAGTTGCCGTCCATGAGTCGACCACTGCGTAAAACTTCATCAGTGGCATCTAGTATTTCTGTTCTGAGATTGTTATACTGTTTTTTGATTCCAGTAAACGGAATTTGCAAGCCATTCATGATATATTTGAAATCCTTGTTCGACATCTACCTGTGGATCATATCCAAAATCTCGCTGTGCTGCTTCTATATTTAACGCACCGCGGCTGGGGAAATCCGCATCTTTGTCGTGAATTTCAATGCGCCCGCGACCTATCAACTCAACTATTTTTTGTGCGGCTTGTAAAAGTGTAACACTGTGACTCTTGGTGATGTTGTATGTTTTGTTTACTGCGTTTAAACTCAGTGCGGCACCCATTATGCCACGAGCGGCATCATCTACATAGGTAAAGTCCAAGGTTTCAGAAGCACCACGCACAGTCAAAGTTTCGTCGCGCATGGCTCGCAACATGAATCTACTGATAACACGATCTTCCACATCCAAAGGACCATACACAGCACTGGGACGAATTATGGTATGTGCAAGATTTTTTGTTCTTGTATAGTCGCGAGTGAGCCACTCACCTGCCAGTTTCATGATACCATACTGTCCTTGTGGCATGCACACAGCATGTTCAGAAACTGCATCTTGAAAATTGCCATACACCATGCTACTAGACACATAAACAAATCTTGAAACATCATGACGTGCGCTGGACTCCAATAAATTTATGAGACCCTCCATCATGACTCGGCTGCCCCAGGCCGGATCTGCATTTACAACTTTCTGTCGGGGAAAACTGGCCAAGTGTATGACACAATCTGGTTTGTGCGTGGACAATAACCAATCAATGCCGGACCGGTCACAGATGTCAATGCGATAAATTCTGTCAGTAGCAATGTGACGGCGTCGTTCGATTAGCAAGTAGTCAAGTTCAGATTGCGGCACAATGCCGTATGTGGTTTGAATGTCTGTGATGACAATTTCGTGCCCTTGAGTTTCCAGCATGGCTACCAGCCTATGCCCGATCAAGCCCAGTCCACCAGTGACCAAGATTTTCATTTTGTTTTTTGCCCCCATTTTAGTTCATGAAACACAGCATCAGCTGAGGATAGTTGTCCTTTGATGTTGACTCTATAACCCATGTAAGTAGGATCTGCATGGCACCAAAACACTGCTTCTCCCTGCACATGACTCATGCACCACTGTCCGTGTTCGGTTTGTTGCCACTCACCAATGGGCATGGCTGCATATAGATATGGGTCTTCAACATCGCCCATTCTAAAACTGTGAAAAACTATTTCTGGCATAGTTTATTATAACAGAACTGCTATTCTGTTGCAACAAACTCTTGGATCATTGGAAAGATTGGAGCGATGGCATCGGCGCAGGCCTGTGCCATCTGTCTATGTTCTAGTTGTGTGCCGTTGCCAGACCTTAGTTCGATGTAGTGAACCCAACTTCGCAGGGTGCCTTGCATGTACAGTCGGCTGGCAGTCATGCCTTCGGGCAACACAGCACGAGCTTGTTCTTTGGCTATGCCACGAGCCAAGGCCCATTGATAAGCACTGCGGGCATAGTCTTGAACTTGTTGTTGTTGCTTTAACCAATGTTTCTTTAGACTTTCATCTTCGGTAGCCACACTGTTTTGACGATTGGTGGTGTCTTGCAATCTGGCTTCGCGGTTTTCAAACTCCACATCAGCCACAGCATAACGCTGACTGAATTCTTGAAAACTAAAACTACGATGTCGCAGAATTTGGCGTGCTATATCTCTAGTGGTTTCAATTTCCAAACACACACTGACCATTTCCAAGGGACTCCAGTGACCATGCCGGATCAAATAGCGTATGAGTTTTTCGCTGGTTTCAGTGTTGTGTTGATTTGAAGGATTGCTGACCCGGGCACAGTAAGCCACAAGCTCTTGAGCATTGTTGATGCCTTGAGCTTGTAGTTCTGCGCTGGGTTGACTGTAACTAATTAATGCGACTTTCATACATTCTCTCTATGTCTTAATCAATGTTGTATCATTTGGCCATCTATTACTAAATTTTTTTCCTTTTAGTTTAAACAATGGTTTTAGTGTCTGCAAATTTTTTAATTGATACCCATTTTGACAAAACAAACCAATGGTGTTTAAAATATCTTTGCGAGTACTCAAAAAGTTTGTTTCAAAATTTATTTGATCCGGGTAATATTCACTTGGTTTATCTTTGAGATATTCTAGAAAAAAATTCAAAATCTGACAGTCAGAACCTTCAGTGTCAATTTTTAAATGTTTGATACGACGTATATTTAGATCTGTCAATAGTTTAGCTATTGGTATTTGTGTGATAGTTTGTTTTTCAACCAAGTGTTTGAGATTTTGATGCCTATGAATTTGATGATATCGACCTATTACAGAACAACCTTTGAGATATTCTTCTAAACCTCGATTTTTTATACTACGATTGCTTATATAAAAAATTTCTACAGTTTGTTCAATGTTATTTGCAGCTATGGCTGCATTGATTTTAATAACATTAGTGGGGGAAGGTAAATTGTCTAAAAACTCTTTGACTGGTTCAACAACAACGCCAACAGTGTTGTCATTGGCTTGTTCCACTAAGGTATCAAAATCACATGACCCAATTTCTAAAAAATCTAAGTCAAGCATAACATTGTATTATAGTTTGCCTAATAGTTTGTCGGTTTCTGGTTGTACAATTTTTGCTACGCTGTTTACGTCAACCACAAAGTCAACATCACGAATTTGGTGATCATTTTCTTGAAAATATCGAGTCAGTATCTGCTCAACATCCTCTAGATCTAGACCCTGTTTCAACATGGCATGCACGTTCAAGGTTTTTTGGCGGCCTTGTGCCAGTTTTATGACTACCTTCTTGATGCACTCAAGTGGAACATCAGTTTTGTTTACGCCTGCAATTATGTTTTCCCATTGAGTCAAAAAATCATCATTGGACTGCATCTACCGGCGCTTTCTTGCGAGCACGTGTCTTTGCGGTTTCTGTTTTGGTTGCCTTGGCATCAGATTTAACCACGCTGGGAAAGATTTTTTCAGCTTCTTTTTTCATTCTTGCAGCTTCAGCAATCATACCTTTGGCTTCAACTTCCATGCGTTGAGCTTGAGTCAACATGTTGGCGGCTAGAGTGCGATCATCCAAGGCTGCATCCTGTGGTGCCTGCATGACTTGTCCGCGTGCTTCGGCTGCCAAACGTTGACGTTTGAATTCCTGTTCGGCCTGACGCTTTGTGGCTGGATCAACAAGACCCTGACTGGCATTAAGATCGGCCAGTTTCTTGGCCGCATCTGCCCCGCTTTCCATTTCTTTAACGATGCGATTGAGTTCGTCTAGTTTGACTGAGCTTGTGGCAGTGGGTGTAACAATGACTTGATTTGTTGGTACTTTTTTCAACATGCCTTCACGATGCAAGGCTTCTAGTATCACACGACCATCTGGTAACAGATTACGGTGCAAGGCATTGGCCAAGGTGTTTTCTTGTTGTCCGCTGGGACTTTCAATCACTTTCATGATTGTGTCATGAATGTGTGTGGGCAACACTTCAGGATATATTACCAGACACATGTGATCCTCGCCGGGAATCTCTCTAAAAATAATTGCTACCTTGCGGTCACCATGTCTACCTATGTGTTTAAGCATTTTCATCTCCTTGTGCTTGTTGATTTTGCGCAATCATTTGAGCTTGTGATTGCGCAACAAAAAATTCTAACTTGTCATAAAGCATACCTACAGTGGTGAGTTCTGAGGCTTTGAAAGCGCCACGAGAATTTGCTGCTTCGATAACTGCTTTGAGACTGGCCATGTCGGCTACGGTAAGTTGTTTGTTTTCCATGCAGATATTTACGACAAAATTAGAGAGTCAACAAATAAAAACACCCCAAATTGGGGTGTTTTGGTAAAACTGACCTGTTTATTTGCCGTTGAAATACCAGTTGGCTCCGGCGATAGCGAAACAAATGATAGCATTGAGCCACTGTCCAGATCCAAAATAAATCAAGCCACTCATGATCATGGCACCAATGATAAACCATGTGATTTGTACTGCGTTGGCAAGATACCACAGTCTAAAACGTTCAAGCATGTGCTGTTTCCTTTTCATAGTAAGCATACTGACCCCAGGGTGGAATCACAGTAGTATTACCGTGTATGATCCACACTGTGTCAGCATAGTTTTCGTCACCCCACGAACCAAATGGGTAACCGTCGGTGAATACCACCAAGCGTTTGGGTTCGATTTGTTCTTCTTTCAAATAGCTGAATATGCAATCAAAGTCAGTGCCTCCTCCGCCCTTGACTTCGTAGTCACAGATGGTATCCAAATTATCTGAGTTGTAGGTAGCTGGATTGTAGGTTTGTGTATCAAAGGTAAAGATATGTATCTTGTAGCTCTGGAACTGGTCCATGATGCCCTGGGTTTCGCTCAAGAAATCCTTGAGCATGCGCTCGTCGATACTACCACTTGCGTCAATACCTATGGCTATGTCAATCAACTCATCATTCTTCATACCGGGCATGACAGCATCCATGTGCCAACCACGTCGGCTGGCACGCATCCAGGTAAAGTCCGACTTGATGGTACTTTCCAACTGCATACGCAACAACTCACGCCAGTTCATCTTGGGTGCGGTCATGTCCTGGATAAGACGCTTGACACCTGCAGGCAAGTTACCTGCACCATCACTGGCAGCCGCTGCCGCTAGGACTGCTTCTTTGATCTCATCGCGGATCTTTTGGCGTTCTTCGGCTGAAATCTTGGGACGACCTTTGCCCTTGCCATCTTTGTCGTCACCATCGCCTTCGCTTTCGCCGTCACCCTCGCCATCCAAGTGATCGTCCAAGAGCTTGTCGATGAGATCACTCAAGCTGATTTTTTCTGCATTCTTGTACAGATCGTCGTAGATTTCTTCCGAACTCATGCCTTCATACTTTGAATCATACAGGCAGGGCACTGACGTGATAAACTCGCCTACTCGATGTTTCTTCAAGTCTGCATTGACCGCAAAGTCGTTGGCTACATTGAACAGTTGATGATCTCTGTCACCTCGGCGTCCAAAGTGATCATACACGCAGTGAAGCACCTCATGTCCAAACAAGAACTCGATCTCTTTGGGACGGAGCATGTCAATGAATCTGCTGTTGTAGTAGAAGTTACGACCATCCGTGGCTGCGGTTCCGCACCATTCGTCAGCGTTGACTAACTTGAGTCGAGTGGCCAGGTTGCCAAAAAATGAAGCACGTAGCAACAATCCTACACGGGCTGTGATCAGCTTTTCACGAACTTCACGATCCAATTTGGGATCCATGGGACCAACAAGATCTTTGAACTTGTCTGCTTCTTTTTTGTTTTGTGAAGTTGCTGTGCTCATACTACTCCTATTGTTTAACTGTATATGTTATTATAGCAAAAATTGATTTATTGGTCAAATCCTTTAATTTACTGTACAAGAGCTAGGCATTCCATAAATATTTACTATCCCTTATGCAAGATATTGTCCTTTTCTCTGTGCCGTACATAGAGCCAACCGCGCCGTCGGCTGGTCCTGCTCTCTTGAAGGGATATTTGGTGACTCAAGGATTTGCTGTCACAGCCTACGACTGGAACGTGGAGTTCAAAAAACACATCAACGATCCAACTCTGTACGGAGAATTTATAGCTTATTGGACCGGTGGCAACAAAACGGCCATGAGCAAACACAGTCTCAAACGCTATCATGATTTTTTGGAAGACTACGCTAAAAAATTTGCTGAAATCAAAACTAGATGGTTGGGGTTTGGTGTGTTTTCAGACCACAGTAGGCAGTGTTTATTTGATCTGTTGACTCATCTCAAGCAACAAGACTTAGGAACAACAAGAATTGTGGTTGGTGGACATGGTTTAGATGTGGTATATTTGGACAGTATTTCACACCTGATTGATGCATACATTCTAGGAGAAGGTGAGATAGCTCTCAGAGAATTATTGCGCGAAAATTTTTCGTACCCTGGCATCAATAGTGCTTCGGTTCAAATTGATGATTTAGATCAACTTGGTTATGCTGACTACAGTGATTATGATTTAACCAATGGATATGATCTTTGGTATGATTCGCCCATGATCCAAATCACTGGCAGTAGAGGTTGTGTTCGTAGTTGCAGTTTCTGTGAGGTTCCAAGTATTTGGAAAAAATATAGATACAGGTCTGGAACCAGTTTGGCAAACGAGATCATAACCAATCACGAAAAAACCGGCATCAGACATTTTTATTTCACCGACAGTTTGATAAACGGCAATGTCAAACAACTGATGGAAATGATGTCTATACTGACAAAGTACAAGCAGGACACTGGATCTGATCTTACCTGGGGAGGTCAGTGGATTTCTAGACCACAAAAAGGTCTACCCAAAGACTATTACAAGTTGATCAAAAGCAGTGGCGGTTTCAATTTGTCTATAGGTGTTGAAACCGGCAGTGATGCAGTGCGAGAGCACATGAAGAAAGGTTTTACCAATCAAGACCTTGATCTAGAAATGGAACAGTTCAGCCGTCACGGTATAAGATGTGGTTTTTTCATTTTACTAGGCTATCCCACCGAAACCGAAAAAGATTTCAAAGATACTCTGCGTATGTTCAAACGTTACACAAAATATGTGGCAGATGGAACTCTTATTGGTGTAGCAATTGGTAATGGATATTTTGCAGGTGCAAAAACACCCATAATCTTGGAAGGTCAGGAAGTCAAATATCTTGACAACAACAATTCAGTCAAATGGGTGTCCACTACAACCAACAGCAATTTCATGGAAAATATTCGACGCAGATTGATCGCACAAAAAGTATTAAACAGTCTAAAATGGCCCTCGTCCAATATTGAATATGAACTGAGAGGTGTTATCAGCAACAGCAATCTGTATTTTGACAAACAAGATAAACCTTTGGTAGAAGAACTGATTCGCAACAAAAATCTTGAACCTGACCAGGAATTTTTAGCCGAAATTGAGCCACATGCTTATGAAATCAGCGTGACTCTACTTGGGGTGGCAGGTGAAACTGATCCCGTGGTTGACATACAAATAAACAATGTAAAATATCAAAATCTTCTGGTGCAGGGACTACAAACTTTTACTTTTAAAGTTGACCAAGCACGCAAAAGAAATCTGGTCAAAATTGCCTTGGTCAACAAAACTAACTTGGACACAGTGCTACAACATGGTCAAATAGTCAAAGACAAACATGTAAAAATTGAAAATTTAACCATTCACGGCAGCAGGTTTGCCCAACCTTTTTTACTCATGCAGGGCAAAGTAAAAACCAAGGCCGCGGGCTGGCAAGCGTATCGAGATGGTCTGTATGTCCAGGATGATTGTTACAGTTTATATTTTGAAAATCCTGTTCATCCTTATTTCATCAAGAAAAACAAATACTACTTTGAAACTAGGAATCAATTTGCTAAAGACATGTTACAAAAGGTCACAAATCTTTTTCATGATTTTGTAAATTAAGATATCTAAGCACAAACCAAGTCTGTGCGGCTTCGCTGTAGAAATCCAAGTGAACTTGATCTTCATAGTGATAGCGGTGATTCCAACCTTCGCTTTTCATGATTTCCCACTCGGGTTCTGGATGTGGTACTAGACCTTTGTGCCTGCGTATGGTAAATCCCAACTCACGCTTGCAAACAAAACTGATGGCAATCTTGGGACCAAAGTCTTCAACTAGCTGAGCCTGCAGATCACTCCACTCTTCGGGTCTGTGAAATATGATCAAGTTTTTCTTTATCGTTACCTTCATGCGCCAAACTTCAACAAGAACAAAGTGTGCTTTTGCTCATCCAAGATTCTATACTTCAAATCCACACCCTCGGGTTGAATGGTCATTTCTATACCATAGTTTTCTCGAAGATACTCTTGGAACTCCTGTCTCACAGGATTGTCGCTTTGATCCCATTCCTGTTTAACGGCACGCAGACGGAGATAATATGTGCTATCCTTACCTACTATGGTGTCAATCCTGGCCGCCGGAGTAGCATAGTATTCATCTTGGGCCTGATCTGTCAAGCGTTTGGCAAATGCCTTTACACGAGTTGCGATGTCGTTTTTACTCATCCTCCCACCATTTGATAGTTTTAGCTCGAAGCTTGACCATAGTAAACTCTTTGCGATCTACTTGTCCACGATATATACCCCAGGCCGGTTTGACCAAGTAAACACCATTGGCATTTTCCAACCATACTCGGCGACTGTGGGACATGAAATCATCGTGGGTCTTAAAACACATCCTGCCACCTTCAGCCGGTGAGCAGTTGGGCATGCACCACAAGTGCCATCCTTCGCGGAAGGCCTTGTCTGTGCGCTCGTCTAATTCATAGTAATAATTCATTTAAACTAATTATAAGGACCATTTATAGATATTATTAATGTCTAATGGAACAGATTTAATAGATTCTGAGTTGTAAAGTCGCAAAATCATTCTTCTATGCTTCTGTGGATAGGTTCCGAGCATTTGATCTATTTCATCTGATACAAATTGCGGTATTGGAGTTGTTTGGGATACTATATCTTGATAATCTGGCCAAGATTCTCCTCGGATGGCCAAATAATCCTCATAGGTCAAATATTTAGGTTCAATTTTAACTTTTTGTCCATAACAATGAACCCAGTCGCATTCAAAACCAAATATTCTGGCAGAATTTATAATCCATGATAAATTTGGAGTTCCGTTGGGAATTATTTTACAATTTCCGTTCCACCCATGTAATACATTGTCTGTGGTTTCAAAAGTCCAAAACATTTCTGGATTGGCGGTCTCTGGTCCAAATACAGTTTCAAACAAAACATGTTCAATGTTTGGTTTTAGAATATAAGAAAAAAATCTAAAATGATCAAATAAGTGATACAACACTCCAAAGCAAGTTATAGTTTGACTTTTGTTAACCAACGGCGTTAATATATCAGGATTGGTTATGTCTCCAACAACAAAATCTACGTTTCCTGTAATTTTTTCTTTGGCTTGACTGATTAATTCGTCTCTAATCTCTACAGCATATACATGTTTGGCATTATTTTTTAAAATTAAATCGGTCGATTCGCCGGTATGACAGGCCAAATCTAATACAATTTTATTTTGTAAAATTTTATTATTAATTTTTAGATATTCTATTTTGTGCATAATAATTCACCTCCACCTCAATCTAAACATTACCGCATCTCGGTTATCCTCAAAACGAAACGCAAAACCTTCAGTTGCCTGATATCCATGTAGGTGCCAACGACCGTGTCCAGGTGTGCTAGAACACCACTCAGTGATAGCGTTTGGATTCATATCCGCATTGGCCAGCATGGTGTCCCAGGTCACAACCACTTCGGTCCAGTCGGGTGGTGGCCATGTTTCCAACCGATTCATTCAAACTTCATCCTAAAAAAAGTCTCCTGTGCAGGATCCTTAAAAATAAATCTGGCTTCAGGGTGTGCATGCATGCTGTCATCATATCCATCATAGGGATCTGGTCGGTATTCCCAACTAAAATCTTCGTGCAACACAAGTCCATGTGCCAGGACCTGCTCTTTGAGATCTATGGCCTGCTGGGCATTTTTGACCAGGACTCGTATCATGCCCACCTCAACATGAACCAAGTGTAATCTTCATCATGATCAAATATATAGCAAGTTTCTCCCAACTTGCTTTTGCTGACGTCCACCCTACACCTATAGGCTTTGCGCCAGCGAGCTCCATATTGTCTAGGACTTTCCATACGTTGTACCGGCAAAGCTCGAAAGGCTTTTAGATATGCTGGACCAAATGTTGGATCTGCTGTACTTACTCTAATCATGACCACCTCAATCGGAACAACACCGCATCCTGTTCTCTACGGAACATGTAGGTGCTCTTGTAGTCTGAGTAGATACCTTGTGCCATGATATCCTCGCCCAGTTTGTACCAATCCTGATCAAACTCGCCTATGTTGGTCTTGCACCAGTCGCACACTTCTACCCAGTCGTGGCTGGTATAGCAGATGTGTGGCCAATCCTCGTCAGGCAGTTGCATCCTGACTCCATTTCAGCTTGAAAAGACTCAAGGCTGTTTCGTTGACATAGATTCTGTATTCGTGATATCTACAGCTATAAGCCCAGTAGCGATTGATTTCACTAAAATCACCCAGGGAGTGATTCATACGCACCTTGCTCTTGATCATTTCTGCACGAGTTTCTATGTCCTGGCTCCATCCCCAGCTCTCGTTCATCCACTTACGCACACGATCAAAGTCCAAGACACCTGTGCCCAAGCCCCATTGCACATTCTTGCGAAACTCAATCATGTAGGGAAACTGCGTGTGGTAGGCGTAGCGTTTGTCTAACTTGGTAATGTGATAGTTCATATGCACTCGTTAAAAGGTGGAAGGCTGTAGCGACACAGCCTGTGAATTCCACAGCCTTCCGGGCCTATTTCTAGGCCGAAGCTTGAAGGATATACTTGCCGTACCGGTTGTGGAACTCATCAAAGTTCTTGAGCTTGGTAGGCATGAACGGAAGATTGTATGTGGTCAACGCAATTCTAGCACCCATTACAACCAACTCGGTCTCAAAGTTCTGCATCATGTACTTGAAGAAATGATCAGCCATTTCGTGGAACTGTTTGTCTGGTACTTTACGCTCAATAGCACCCTTTAGCTCGTAGCACATGCCAATGACCAACGAATACATGGCTGACACTTCTTTGACATCAAGATCCTTGACCTTGCCTGCCAAAATATCTTCTGGTTTAGGCATGCGTCCAGCAATCTTGCGGTGTGCCATAAACTTGACAGCAAGACCTTCGCCCACGGTGCCAGCAATCAAGTTCATAATGGTGTCATCGTCGGCATCTTCATCTTCCAAAAACTGGCTGACAAAGGTCCATGACCTTGGTGTTGCAAAGGCACGGCTTGCGCTCTTGGGATCAAAGTCATACAAGTCTTGCTTGGCAAAACTCAAGTAACCCACAACATCTGAGTGGATGCCGTTGTTGACAGCCCACTCTTGCCACGACGGAAAGTCCACACGCATTTCTTGGTGTACAAAACGATTGCTCAACGGAGTTGGCATTCTATAGCTCACGCCCTTGTCTGACTCACGATTACCAGCAGCCACCATGACCACATTGTCAGGCAAAAAGTATTTGCCACTACGACGATTCAAGATTAGTTGATAAGCCGCGGCTTGCACACTGGGAGCAGCCGAATTCATCTCATCGAGGAATAACACAACAATGGGATATTGGCTGGCCAATTCTTCTGTTGGCAAGTCCACGGGTTCGGCCCAGTCCATTTTACCCGAGTCTTTGTTGTAAAACGGAATACCACGGATATCTGTGGGCTCCATCTGACCAAGTCGGAGGTCGATCATGTGGCCACCCAGTTCCTGGGCAATTTCGGCCACCAATTCCGATTTACCAATACCAGGAGGCCCCCAGAGGAATACTGGGCGTTTTTTGGCAAATGCTTTGAGCAGACTTTTACGGGCCTGCACCGATGTTACTGTTCTTGTATCTGACATGGCTGTGTCCTTTATAGAGTTAGAAAATTACTGCAAGTAAGTATTATATAAAATAATGTTTTTTAGGTCAACCAGGTCGCTAAATAATCCTGTTCCCATTTGACCCTTATGCACACTGCTTGTTATCCTGATTGGCACTATACTCCTTTACAAATTGACAATCTAGAGCAGATTAGATCTGAACTTGAGCACCTGTTCAATGACCTGTACACTCCCGGTCAACCGGTAACTTTTATCAATTTTGATCACAATACCAAACACTGGCAACGTCTGCTGGCTCTACAACAGTGGTTGGATAATACCAATCGCGCTCGTGATCGCTGGATCAATTGTTATTTCAGTGCCAGTCAAAATGGATTGTGTCCCATACATGTGGACTATACCAGTGAACACAAGTTTTTGGCCATCAATATTCCGGTGTTAAACTGTGACAACAGTTGGATAGCCTGGTATGACACCAACATTGAAGTCAACAATCCCATCAAGGCTGTGCAACGTGGAAACAACACCAATGAACTTGTAATTTTTGATGAACACACCTACCAAGATGTGATGGTCACTCCGCAATCATTTTGGTGCGATCAGGAACATGCTCGCGAAATAGATCGTGCCAGTTGTGATCAGCCCATGATGATCAATAACACAGTGCCACATCGTCCTATAGTGGCGCATGATCGACTTAGAGTCATGTTTTCACTGCGACTGACGCCGGCCAGTTTTGAACACGATGTCATGCCCTTTTTGTGATTCTCCGGCAAACTCGGTCATGCATGGTGTAGACCGAATTGTCCGGCACATTAGTGGTAACAGTGCTACCAATATAAACAATTGAATTGGCTCCAATTTCTAATTGCTTTTTTTTGCGTGCCATGAGTATGCAACCCACACCTATTCTGCAGTTATCTTTGATGGTTACATGTGCCAAAGTACTGGCTGCACCCACAATCACATTGTTTCCGATCACAGTATCGGTTCCAATATTGCTTCTCCAATCTATAGCACTGTAGTTGCCAATGGTGATACGACTGATAAAAATTGTACCGCCCAAGATCAAAACACCGTGGCCTATGCTCACAGAGTCACGCCCGTGGAAAAACTGAGCACTGGGATGAATCAAATTTACTACATTGACCTGGCTGGATTCCAAGAGTTGTATTCGTGTTTGTCTTAGTTCTTCGCCAGTATTTCCGGTACCTGCTATGTCCTGACTGCCGTCCCACCAATCTGCAAGAAAAAAATCATATTGTCTCCACACACAATCTGGATTCATGAGATCACGTTCGTCACCAATCACTGGAATGCCATCTATGTAGTCAGTGTTTCCCCAGTAGTGATGATCTAAAATTCCTAGAATTTCATAGCCAAGATCACGTGCAGTAAAAACTATATCACTGAGATTCCACCTACTACCAACTAGTACGAGTTTTTTAGAGGTTTGCATGCGTGCTTTATATATCAACACACAACAAGGCACCATTAGAATCCGGTTACGAATCCGGAACCACTCTATGATTGTGGTCGATTTTAAAATTTTACTTCTTGATCAAGGCCCACTGCTCTCGGCGGATACGATCTGTCACAGCCTTAGGTAGTGGCACATAATCTAGCTCTAGAGCACTCTTGGCACCGTTGTCCCACGACCAGGCAAAGAACTTGAGCACTTCTTGTGTGGCTTTGACATCCTTGGGTTCACGATACACCAGGATGAATGTGGCACCTGTGATGGGCCAAGCATCAGCACCTTTTTGATTTACCAAGCTGATGCCCATGCCGGGTGTCTTGAACCAGTCAGCGTCACGGGCAGCCGCGGCAAATGTCTTGTCATCGGGATCCACATACCGGCCATCACGATTCTGCATCTTCATATGGGTAAGATTATTTTTCTTGGCATAGGCATATTCCACATAACCAATTGAACCTTTGACACGAGCCACGTTGGCCGCAACACCTTCGTTGCCTTTGCCACCCACGGCTGTTGCTGGAATCCATTTGACTGCCGCGCCTTTGCCCATGCGTTCAGCCCAGGGCTTTGACACTTCGTTCAAGTAGTCGGTAAAGATGAATGTTGTACCTGATCCATCCGCACGATGTATCACAGTGATGGCCTGGTCAGGTAAGGTCCGACCTGGGTTTAATGCGGCAATTTTTGGGTCGTTCCATTTGGATACGGTTCCAAGGTAAATGTCTGCTAACACTGGGCCTGTGAGCTGTAGTTCGCCTGGTTTGAATCCGTCTAGGTTAATGATAGGAACTACACCACCCAGCACTGTGGGAAACTGGATCAGGCCAGCCTGTGCCAGATCTGCCACATTCATAGGAGCATCTGTGGCTCCAAAATGTACTGTACCGGCACGGATCTGTTTGATACCGCCCGAGCTACCAATACTCTGATAATTGAGCTTGACTCCGCTGACTTTTTCATAGTCTTTGGACCATTTGGCATAAACGGGATATGGGAATGTGGCACCAGCGCCGGTGATTTCTACAGCAGACACTGAAGTCGCTAATACTGTTAATACAGCGGCTAAAAACTTTTTCATTGAATCTCCTTTGAATTAATGTGCGATTGCACAACATTACTTAATTACAATTTTGTTACAGTTTTATGACACAGTCCGGTTACGGGCTCCGGTGGCACCCAATCATTGTGCCCGATTTGTTTCGACTAAATTATCTCTAAATATCTGCCAGCAAGCCGCCCAGGTCCAACGACTGCTAGCCTGTTCCACTTGCCTTCTGTCCAGGGTCATACAGCGTTCCACAGCATGAGCCAGGTTCCAATCCAGGTATCCAGTGACTCCTGATTCCACTATGTCTATAGGTCCTGGCACAGGATAGGCAGCCACTGGAGTGCCACAGGCCAAGGCTTCAATGTTGACCACACCAAAGGTGTCCACCCGGCTGGCAAACACAAACACATCGGCCTGAGCATAGTAACTGGCCAGTTCAAGTCCGGTTTTGGTACCCACAAACTCTACTTCAGGATATCGCCGTTCCAGTTCCCGGCGATAAGGGCCATCACCCACAACAATCTTGTGGCACCAGGGCATGTCTAGCTCACAGAAATCATCCAGGCCTTTTTCCTTGCTCACACGTCCCACACTCAGCAACACTGGCTTGACATTTGAGCCTGTTCTTAGACTGGGACTAAAATAAGTTCTATCTACTCCACGAGTCCAGGCCACAAGATCGCCATCAAAGCCATGTGCCTGAAGTTCTTGCCGCATGGTTTCTGTTGTGGTCAGCACTCGTCCTGAATGCTTGTGAAACCATCGCAAGTAAGCATAGGTCCAGGATTCGGGTATGTAATACAGCTTGTTTAGGAATTCTGGAAACTTGGTATGATAACTAGTGTTGTAGGCCCAGTCGTGCCAGTCCATCCACAGTCGTGCCGCTAGTCCGATAGGGCCTTCTGTAGCGATATGTACATAGTCCGGATCAATCTCGTTGATCTTACGGCCAATCCTCCAGGACCATGAGATTTTAACTTCAGGATAACCCAAAGCATTACAATGAGGGAACTGCCGGGGATCAAGATAAACAACATCATAGCCATCGCCACGAGCCAACGCCTGGATGTTCGTGAAAGTTGTGACCACACCATTGATTTGCTCCGGTAAATTGTCTGTGACAATCAGGATTTTTTTTGACATTGTGTGACTACCTTGAAACTATCAAATTTGAGCCAGTAGGTGACTGTGGCCTGTGCCCGTAAACATTCTTCTTGGGTGGCAAACTCAATGCTTGCTCTTCCGGGAATGTCTTGTGGATTGTTGGTGTGTACTGCTATCAGTATCAGCAACCACATCGTCCTTCTCCTTGAGCCAGGTCACTATCTCCCAGGCTCCGTTGTGATGTTCAACTAGAGCGGTCAATGACTCTACCCAGTCGCCATCGTTCATGTACACCACACCATTTATGGTTTTGATTTCTGCGTGATGTATGTGTCCACAGATCACGCCATCATAGCCCTTTTTACGACAGTAGGTGGCCAGGTTTACTTCAAACTGGAACACAAAGTCCACGGCCTTTTTGACTCGGTATTTTAGGAACTTGCTTAACGACCAGTAGCCAAAGCCTAGCCTGTGCCGCAACCAGTTGAATCTGCTGTTGAGATTTAACACGAAATCATACAGTCTGTCGCCTAAAAAGCTGAGCCAGGGTGTGATTCGTGTAATGCCATCAAATAAATCGCCGTGTGTGACCAGGTAGTGACGTCCGTCCAGGCCAATGTGTTCGGCTTGATTGACCACTTCTATCATGCCAAATCCTATGCCATAAGGTATGAGAGGTCGCAAAAACTCATCGTGGTTGCCGGCCACGTAGACCACTCGGGTGCCACGTTTGGCATGTCCTAGCACACGTCTTACCACATTGGTATGGCTCTGTTTCCAACGCCAGCGATTCTGTTGTATCTTCCAGGCATCAATGATGTCACCCACAAGATACAAGGTATCACAGGTGTTGTGTTTGAGAAAGTTGTTGAGCTGTTCAGCCTTGCAGTCCTTGGTACCAAGGTGTACGTCGCTGATAAAAATAGAACGATAGGTACGGTCTGCCATACATGTATTTACAGATCAGTGTGTTACAGTGTTATGACAATTTTATCACAGCCAAGAGTGCTTCGTTGGCATCCCAAAACGCCCAATACCAGCGTTGATGTGTGTCGTTGTCCAGGAATATGGGTTCGGCTTGGTAGCCTAGATCTCGAATATCGTTGTCCATGGCTTCCCAGGTTGACCACGCAAAGCCACGCTGACCCACTCTGCGATTGCGGTCCACGGGATCAACTACCAGCACCGACGCAGGTGGATTGTCATAGTAACGCTGTTCTTGTTTGTTGCGTTCGTAGTAGGGAATGTGGCGATCAAGCCAGGTGGGCCATGATACAGCTTGCATTCACTGTCGGCCCCACGAGATATGTGCCCAGAGTCGATCATACAGGTAGTATGACGTCATCCAGACACAGTTTATCGCTATGGTAGGAACCAGAGCCTCGGCGAAACTTTGACCTGTGATCAACAACATCACGTAGGTGCTGAGCAAGACCCAGCACCGGTAGATCAAGGTTTTTACCAAGGTCCGTGTTCGTGTTTCCAAGATTACGAGTTGGCCTTGTGAGCTTCGAGTGTCTTGGTAAACTTG